GGCAGACTTTTCGGCGTACGGGTTCCCGTGACCCTCAGTTACTTTCTGTTGAGGCGGTGACCATGCCCGGCCCGGCACCTAAGCATCCCTCTACGCGGTCTCGCCGCAACCGGTCGAGCACCGCGTCCACGCTGACCGCTGATCCCACCCTCGAGGCCCCGAAGCTGCCGACGCGGCTGTGGCACGAGCAGACCCGAGCCTGGTGGCGCGACATCTGGTCGTCGCCGATGGCCCCCGAGTACGACGAGTCCGACCAGCACGGCCTGTTCGCCCTCGCGGTCCTAGTCGACGACTTCTGGCAGACCGACGACGCGAAGCTCCGCAAGGACTTGGCGGCGGAGATCCGGCAGCAGCGCCAGTGCTACGGCCTGACGCCGATCGACCGTCGCCGGCTGCAGTGGGAGATCGAGAAGGTCGACGAGGCCCAGGACCGGGGCCGCAAGCGCCGCGGCTCCACACCGTCGCCGGAGCCGGAGGCCACTGATCCTCGCGCCGTGCTGCGTGTGGTGTGAGCACGTTCGTCACTCCGCCGCTCGATGAGGAGCCGTGGCCGACGCTGGGTCGGCAGGTGAGTCAGCTCATCGAGAGCAAGGCCGTCTTCGGGCCCGGCTCACTGAAGGGCCAGCCAGCCCGGCTCGACGCCGAGAAACGTGCCGTGATCTACAAGGCGTACGAGGTCTACCCGCGCGGCCACGAGCTGGCCGGCCGCCGACGGTTCCGCCGCGTGCGGATCTCCTGGCGCAAGGGCACAGCGAAGACGGAGCTGCTCGGCTGGGTCGCGTTCGCGGAGCTGCACCCCGAGGCGGAGGTCCGCTTCGACGGGTGGGACGCCTACGGCAACCCCGTCGGCCGCCCGGTGAACGACCCCTACATCCCGCTGCTGGCGTACACAGCCGAGCAGGTCGAGGAACTGGCCTACAACGTCCTGTACGTCGTCTGTACGGAGGGCCCGGACGCCGACCTGTTCGACTCCGGCATCGAGCGCATCATCCGGCTCGACGACCGCGGCCGCGCGGACGGCAAGGCGGTGCCGCTGGCGCAGTCGCCGTCCGCCCGGGACGGCGCCCGGACCACGTTCCAGGGGTACGACGAGACGCACCGGCTGAACCTGGCCAGGCACCTGTCGGCCTACGAGACGATGGAGGCGAACCTCCCGAAGCGGCCGCTCGACGACCCCTGGTCGATGGGCATCACCACTGCGGGGGAGCCCGGAGGCGGGTCGGTCGCCGAGCAGGACAAGGACGAGGCGGAGGCCATCTCGCGTGGCGAGGTGGAGGAGCCCGAGCTGTTCTACTTCCACCGCGAGGCGTCTGCCGGGCATGACCTGAAGACGCTCGCGGGGCGGGTCGAGGCGGTCCGTGAGGCCTCCGGACCGGCCGCCGAGTGGTCGGACTTGCGGGGCATCGCGAAGCAGTGGGACCGGACCGGTGCCGATCACTCCTACCTGGAGCGGGTCTGGCTGAACCGGTGGACACAGTCGGAGGCGCAGGCGTTCGACGTCAAGCGGTGGCGTGAGGACCTGACTCGCCCGGATTTCGCCATCGCTCGCGGTCGAGCCGTCACCGGGGGTTTCGACGGGTCGCGGTGGAAGGACACCACCGCACTGATCGTTACGGACGTCGAGACGGGGTTTCAGCACCGGTTCGGTCTGTGGATTCCCGAGGAGCTGCCGGGCGGTGAGGTGCCGGTCGCCGACGTCGACGAGGTCGTCGCGGACATGTTCGGTCGGTGGAAGGTGCTGCGCTTGTACGGCGACCCGGCGCAGGGCTGGGACGTGAAGCTCGCCGAGTGGTCCGGTCGGCATGGCCCGAAGGTCGTCGCCGAGTTCTACACCGACTCCCGCAACCTGCGGAAGACCGCCACGATGTGCAAGGCCTACGCCGACGCGATCAAGGGCGGCGAGGTAACCAACGACGGCGACGACGTGTTCGCCCAGCACATCGGCGCGGCGCAGAAACGCGACATCCGGCAGCTCGACGACGAGGGCAAGCCGCTGTGGGTCATGGCCAAGGAGCGCCACGACTCACCAAAGAAGATCGACTGCGCTATGGCCGGTGGCCTCTCGTGGCAAGCCCGTCTCGACATCATCGCCGCCGGCCCCACCAGGCCCGGCTTGACCCGAGTGACCGGCCGGGCCCGCAGCTACTGACGAAGGGGGCCCGGTGACGCAGTCTGACCCCCCGGGTTCCCCGCTGTGGTGGGTGAAGCGGCTCTACGACCAGTTGCAGGTCCAGCGCGAGCACTTCGAGCTGATGGACGCCTACTACCGCGGTGAGCCGCCGCGGATGCCGTGGCTGCCGGCACAGGCGCAGAGTGAGTTCCGTCGGCTCCTGCGCCTGACGAAGTCGAACTACATGGGTCTGGTCATCGATTCGATGGTCGAGCGCATGCAGGTGGAGGGTTTCCGGGTTGGTGACGACCCGGCCGCCGATCAGCCGACGTGGGAGATCTGGCAGGCCAACAACTTGGACTCGGGTTCCGATCAGGTGCTGCTGGAGTCCGCGATCGGCGGCTGCTCGTTCTTCCTGGTCGCGCCCAACCTGGATGTGCCTGCACGGCCGCTGATCTACCCGGAGCACCCGACGCAGGCGACGGTGGCGTACGAGTCGGGCACGGGCCGCCGGGCACGGGCCGCCGGGCTGAAGGTGTGGCGGGACGACTGGACCGGTCAGACTATGGCCACCCTGTACCTGCCGGATGTGCTGTACAAATTCAGCGCCGAGAAGATCACCCCCGGTACCGGTGGTAAGCCGCGGTGGGAGCCCCGGGAGGTGCGCGGCGAGCGTTGGCCGGCGCCGAATCCGCTCGGCGAGGTGCCCCTGATCGAGGTGACCAACAACCCGCGGATGTTGACCGGTGGCGTCAGTGAGATCGCCGACGTGGTGTCGATCCAGGACCGGATCTCGAAGACCATCGCGGACCGGTTGATGACGCAGGACTTCGGGGCGTTCCCGCAGAAGTGGGCGATCGGTTTCCCGGACCAGGACGCCGACGGCAACAGGAACCAGGTGGACATCGGCCGCGACCGCATGGTCACGACCGATGTGGCCGAGGCCCGGTTCGGGCAGTGGGACGCCGCCCCCTTGGATCCGTACAGCGCGGCGAAACGCGAGGACGTCAAGGACATCGCGAGCCGCACTCGCACGCCGGCGCAGTATCTGCTGGGTGAGATGTCGAACGTGAACGGGTCGACGTTGAAGGCGTCCGAGTCGGGCCTGGTGTCGAAGGTTCGGCAGCGGCACCGCACCTCAGGTGAGGGCCTGGAGGAGACGGCCCGGGTCGCGCGCAGGGCCGCGAGGCTCGGCGGCGGCGACGAGGCCATGGAGACGATCTGGCGCAACCCCGAGTTCAGGACCGAGGGTGAGCTGGTCGACGCGCTGACGAAGATGGCCACCCTCGGCGTTCCCCACGAGGCGCTGTGGGAGCGGTGGGGTGCGTCGCAGACGGAGATCGAGCGGTGGAAGACGTTGCGCGCCGCGCAGAACCTGCTGGACCCGCTGGGCGCTATGACCAGTGCCTTCGGGCAGCAGCAGCCGCCCGGACCGTAGGGGTAACCGGTGTCAGCGTTGCAGCTGGCGGGCGCCCGGCTGCGTCGCCAGCAGGCGTTGGCGCGGCGCGCGGCCTCCGAGGTGGTCGGTTTGTGGGCCAGGGTGGACCGGCAGTCGATCGCCTTGTCGTGGCGGCACGCGCTGCCGGCGGTGCTGACGGTGGTGTCGTCGGCGCAGGCGATCGCGGCCGCAGGTGCGGGCCCGTACCTGGACGACCTGGCGGCCGAGTACGGGCTGCCGGATGCGTCGCAGGGGCTGGTGAGGGCGGCGGCGTTCGCCGGGGTGGCGTCGGACGGGCGCGCCTTGGACACGTTGATGTTCCAGCCCGCCATTGCGGCGCTGACCGCGCTGAAGGCGGGCCGCAATGAGCGGCAGGCGATGGCGGCGGGCCGTTTCGCGGTCGATCTGATCGTCCGGACGCAGGTCGCGGACGCGGGTCGGGTCGCGGACCAGGTCGCCCTGGTCGCTCGTCCCCGGTTCACGGGGTACGTGCGGATGTTGTCGCTGCCGTCCTGCGCCCGGTGCGTGGTCCTGGCGGGCAAGCGCTACCGCTGGAACGCGGGCTTCAAACGACATTTTCGGTGCGACTGCCGGCACATTCCCACTTCTGAGGACGCCGCCGGTGACCTGCGCACGGACCCGAAGGCGTACTTCAAGAGCCTGCCCCGCGAGGAGCAGGACAAGCTGTTCACGGCGGCCGGGGCGCAGGCGATCCGCGACGGCGCGGACATCTCCCGGGTGGTGAACGCCAGCCGCGGGACGTACACCGCCGGCGGCCGGAAGTTCACCACCGAGGCGACGACCCGGCGCGGCATCAACCGGCCGGTTCGGCTCATGCCCGAGCAGGTCTACCTCGAGGCGAAGGGCAACCGCGACGAGGCGCTGCGCCTGCTCCGGCTGCACGGGTATTTGATCTGAAACCTCCCCGCCGCGAGGGCGGGCGAAGCAAGGAGACAGCCGCGATGGCTGAAGAAGTTGAAACCGATACGAGTGCTGATGGGGATGCCGCGACGGCGACTGACCAGCAGGCCAACTCCGCCGCGAACGAACTCGGCGAGGCGGGCAAAAGAGCAATCCAAGAGGAGCGCCGCAAGGCAAAAGAGCTCGCTGGCCAGCTCAAGGCCGCAAACGCCGAACTGGAGAAGTTCAAGGCCGCCAGCATGACCGAGCAGGAACGGGCGGTCGCCGAGGCGGAGCAGCGCGGAGAAACCGCCGCGCTCAGCAAGACCGCGGGCCGCCTGGCTCGTGCAGAGTTCCGGGCCGCGGCCGCCGGGCTGGTCGACAAGGACACCCTCGACGCCTATCTCGAGGACGCCGACCTGTCCAAGTTCGTCGGCGCGGACGGCGAGCCCGACACGAAGGCCATCGAGGCTCGGATCAAGCGTCTCGGCGGCGGCGAGCGGCGCACCGACTTCGACGGAGGCGCCCGATCCTCGGCCGCCAAACCCACTGACATGAACCAGCTGATCCGGCAACGGGCCGGGCTTGGCTGACACGTAGGGACCCCGGATGGGGCCTACCTAGCAAGGAGAAGGTGAGTCCCATCGCGTACAACAACCTGACCAGCCGCACTGACTCGGGCGCGCTGATCCCCGAGGAAGTGTCTCGGGAGATGTTCGGCAAGGCCACCGAGCAGTCGGCGGTCCTCAGCCTGTTCCGCAGGGTCCCGGTCGGCCGGGCGCAGGTCCGGTTCCCGGTCCTGTCGGCGCTGCCGGTGGCGTACTTCGTCAACGGTGACACCGGTCTGAAGCAGACCACCGAGGTGAACTGGGCGAACAAGTTCCTCAACATCGAGGAGATCGCCACGATCATGCCGGTGCCGGACAACGTGATCGCCGACGTCGACGCGAACATCTGGGACGAGGCGATGCCGCTGCTCACCGAGGCTGTCGGCCGGACCCTGGACGCCGCCGTGTACTTCGGCACCAACGCCCCCAGCTCGTGGCCGACGAACATCAACGCCGCGGTGACCGCGGCCGGCAACAACACCACCGAGGGCGCGGCTGCCGCGGCGGGCGGCTACTACGGCGACGTTGACACCCTGTACGGGAAGGTCGAAGCGGACGGCTTCGACATCAGCGGCTGGGCTGCGTCAACGTCGGCGAAGGCGAAGATCCGCACCGCGCGGGACTCGCAGGGCCGCAAGCTCGACGCCGGGCGGGCGGATGGCGGGATCACCACCCTCGACGGCTTCCCGATCGTCTACCCGATGCGTGGCCTGTGGCCGACCGCGTCGGGTTCGCCGCGGCTGTTCGGCGGCGACTGGTCGCAGTTCGTGGTGGGTGTTCGGCAGGACATCACCCTGAAGATCCTGACCGAGGCGGTCATCCAGGACAACACCGGGGCAATTGTTTACAATTTGGCACAGCAGGACATGACCGCGATCCGGCTGACGTTCCGCGTCGGATGGCAGGTCGCCAACACCATCAACAACGACCAGCCGACCGAGGCCAGCCGGTACCCCGTCGGCAGCCTGCTGATCCCGTAATTCCCGGCTGCTTGAGCAGCACCCATCGCCCGACAGCGGTTCGCTGGTCGGGCTTTTCTGTGCCCGACTTCAGTAGCTCGGAAGAGGAATCATGACCGCACCATTCGGAGCGTCCCGGCAGGTCCCGGTTCAGCCGCAGGCCACCGCGGGCAGCAACCTCAACACCATCACGTGGGTGGCGCCGCAGGCGTGCACCGTGTCGGCCGTGACGTACACGACCGTCACCGCGATCACCGGCGCGAACACGAACACCCGGTCGGTGTCGCTGGTCAACAAGGGCCAGGCCGGCGCCGGCACCACGGTGATCGCGACCCTGCAGTTCAACTCGGGCGTCAACACCGTCGCCGCGGACGAGAAGACGATCACCCTGTCGGCGACCGCGTCGGACCTGGTGGTGGCCGCCGGTGACGTCCTGCAGTGGCAGTCCGCTGCGGTCGGCACCGGTATCGCCGACCCGGGCGGTCTCGTGTCCATCACCACCACCGCGAACTACGCCTAGGAGGCATCGTGGCCACCAGCCGGAAGGGCACCCCGGAGAGCCAGTCCGATTCGCAGGCCGAGGCGAACGCCGCGGCGGGCGTTGAGGACGTCGCCGCCAAGGTGCAGGAGAACGTCGACACCGAGACGGAGCAGGGCTTCCGCGGTGTCGAGATCGACAGCACCCCGAACGAGAACTACACCGTCGCCGGTGTGACCGGCGGGGCGCCGACGCCGGAGACGGACGCCGACCACGCCGACGAGGTCGCCGCGCACATGCGGGGGCTCATGGGCCCGGGCAACGGCCCCGGCCCGCGCTGACTGCTCGCTAGGGAGGTGGGGTCATGGCTGATCAACTCGCGACGCCTTCGGACCTCGCCTCCCTGTTGCAGCAGGACGTCGACACGGCCACCGCCACGCTCCTGCTGGAGTGCGCGACTGCGGTTGTGCAGGCGGTGGTCGGTCAGCGGATCGTCCAGGTCGTCAACGACACGGTGACGTTTGACCTGGACGGGTGCGGCGGGTTGTACCTCGACCTGCCGGAGCGCCCGGTGACAGCGGTCGGCGCGGTCCTGGTCGGTGCGACCACGGTCACCGACTTCACCCCACAGCTTCGGCGTGGGCGTTTGTGGCGGGCTTACGGGTGGCGGTCGACCCTGGTCGCCTACGCCGATCAGCCGTCCACGGTCACGGTGACGTACACCCACGGGTACGCGACCGGGCATCAGCGTCTGCAGCTGGCCCGGTCGACGGTGTTGTCGCTGGCGAGGGGCCCGTACGAGGTTCCGGATGGTGCTGTTCAGGTCCGGATCGACGACTACGCCGCCACGTACGCGGCGATGTCGACGCAGCTCGAGGCGTCGGAGTCGCTGCAGCGGTTGCTGCGGCGTCAGTACGGCCGGCCGGCCGGCTCTGTGCCGCTGATCGCTTCCACTCATCGCGCCTGATTTCCCTGCCTGGAGGGGCGCAGCATGAAGGGTCCCTGGTCCGGTGGGGTCACCGCGTCGGGTTTCATCGCCGGTTACACCCTCGCCGGGGTGGGGAGTGCGCGGCTGGTGGTGTCCAGGTCGCCTGACCTGGGTTCGCCGGTCCATTCGCCGTCGGTGTCGCCGGATGCCGACGGCGCGGTGTTGCTGTCGGTGGATTGTCTGCAGGCGGGGTCGCGGTACCACTTCGGTGTCGAGGCTGATGGCAGGCTGCTGTCGGCGGGCCGTGGTGAGGTGCGGACGTTCCCGGTGCAGGGTCGTCCAGCGTCGTTCTCGGTGGCGTTCGGTTCGTGTCAGAAGACGGTACCGACGGACGTCACGTACGCGGCGATCCTGGCCCGGTCGGGGCCCACCGGCCGGGCGTTGCAGATCATCCACATGGGGGATCTGAACTATCGGGACTGGTCGGCGGGTACGACGGCCGCGCAGGTGTTCGGCCAGCACATGGTGTCGTTGGGGTCGGCGTCCATGGCCCCGACCCTCGCGAGGATCCCGTTCGAGTACACGTGGGACAACCACGACTGGGGCGGCGACACGAGCGACCGGACGGCGCCGGCCGGTGATGTGGTGGCGGCCGTGTACCGGCGGGTGTTCCCGACGTATCCGCTGCCCGCGGGTGACGGGCGCGGCGCCTACCGGTCGTGGGTGATCGGTCGGGTGCGGTTCGTGCAGATCGACACTCGTTCGTACCGGGATCCGCAGTCCTGTCCGGCGGGTCCGGCGAAGACGATGTTGGGCGTGGAGCAGAAGGCGTGGCTGAAGGCGCAGCTGCTCGAGCCGGAGCCGGTGAAGGTTCTGTGTGGGAATTATCCGTGGCGGGCGGGGTCGGCGTCCGGTGGCCGCTGGGGCTCCTACGTCCACGAGTTCGAGGAGCTGAACGTTTCGGTCGCGGACATGGTGGGTCACCTGTATGTCATCTTCGGGGACCGGCATCATCTGGCGGCCGACAGTGGCGTGTCGAAGTCCGGTCGTGGGGTGCCGCAGGCCGGTGGGTCGCCGTTCCAGCGGGGCACCACGTCGCCGGGTGAGTCCTGGTCGCAGGGCACGTACGGTCCGTCGTCGACGACTGTGCAGGCGTACGGGTGGCTCGACGTCACTGATTCCGGCGATGACATCACGATCAGCTATGAGGGCGTGACGTCGGTGGACGGTACGACCCGGGTCGCCATGAAGACGGTCTTCGCCACCGATGGCTGAGGGCGGTCGGTCGATGGCTATCGCACCGGTCTCCGGAACAGCGGCGATTACCACTGATCGCCTCCACCCATCGCCCATGACGACTCCGGCCATGGAGGTCTCTGTGCGGGTTCCGCTGCTGGCCGTCCCGGAGCGCCCGTGGTCGTGCCCGAACTGCACGTTCACCGACGTGACCCGGGAAGCGCAGCCGCACAGCCGTTTCCACGCGTGCGCGGGGCTGGCGGGGCTGACGGCGCCGATGGTCCCGGCCGGTAGCAGCTGCAAGGTCGAGGCCGTCGAGCGTGAGGACTACGTCGGCGCCGAGGACGTGCAGTACGACGGGAACGGCCGCCCGATCATGGCCGTGGTGACCACTCGCGACGACGGTAACGACGTGGCCGTGTACGCCCCCACCGCACACGCCCGCCTGGGCTGAGGAGAACACGTGAGTACCAGCAACGGCGGCGGGGCCGCCAACGACGCCCTGGTCGAGACGTACGCGGCGACCGATCAGGTCGCGCACCTCGAGGCCTACGCCGCCGACTGCGAGCGGGCAGTCACCGTGATCGAGGAGAAGCTGGCCGGGATCAAGACCAGCCTCGCCGACGCCAAGACCAACGCCAAGCGCGCCCGCGCCGAGGCTGACGAAGCGCGCAAGAGTGCGGGAGGGCAGTAGCCGTGGCGTTCACCGCAAGCGCGATCTTCCGCGAGTGGGTTACCGGTCCGATGTTCCAGGCGTCGGGAACTGGTTACACCGGCCTGGACTCCGACACTGTCAAGTTGGCGAACTTCGGAAACACGGGCACGCCCGACAAAGACGCTGCGGTCGGCCTGACCGGGTATGCGGCGGCGGCGTCGGCATGGGTGACCGGCAATGAAGTCGTCGACGCCACGAACTGGCCGGCGGGTGGCTTGGCGTTGGCGTCGAAGACGTTCACGACCCCGAGCACCGGCGTATCCATGTTCGACGCCGCTGACCGCGCCGGCACCGGCAACGTCACGTTGGCGGCCGTTTTCGGAGGCCTCGTGTACGACGACACGATCACGGCAGGGACCGTCGCTGACCAGGGTGTTTGCTACCTGTACTACGGCGGATCCCAATCGGTGACGGCGGGCACTTTCACGGTGATCTTCAACGCTAATGGCATCGCCAGATTCACTGTCTGAGCTGCCCAAAAAGCACAAACTTCAGTGGTGTAGAGTCAGTAAATGACATGCATCATGGACGGCTGCGAAAGCAAGCCAGTTGCGCGGGGGCTGTGTAGCAACGACTATCAGCGGATCAAGACCCAAGGACGCCTCGACGAGGTGGCCCCCAAGGTCCACGGTCCGTGTCAGCGTTGCGGGGGCGTAATTCCCTTGGAGCGTCGGTTCGGGGCGAAGTTCTGCTCTAAGTCCTGCAAGGACGATGAGATGGATGCCCGGAAGCATGAGGCCGTTGTGCACCGCAGGGCGACTCGTCGCACCAACTGCGCCTGGTGTGAGCAGGCAATCGAGCAGAAAACCATTACGCAGCGGTTCTGCTCCCGCAAGTGTGGCGACGCCTGGAGTAACGAGCAGGTCCGGCTACGTACCCTCCGCGCGAAGAAGGCTGTAGATCGTCCGTGCGCCGAGTGTGACGAGCAGATTTCACCCAACAGGCCGATTAACGCCCTGTACTGCTCCCCGGAATGCAAGACGCTCGCTCAGCGGATCAGTAATCCGACCCGCCGCAAGACCACCATTGCGTACAACCGGATGTACCTGTACGGGGTCACCCCCGATCGGTTCGCCGAGATGCTGGCCGAGCAGGGCGGCAGCTGCGGGATCTGCCCCGCCGCCGAGCCCGGCGGCAAGGGCGCATGGCACGTCGACCACGACCACGCCACGGGCAGGGTGCGCGGCCTGCTCTGCCACCACTGCAACCTCGGCCTCGGCAACTTCAAGGACGAGCCGTCTCGCCTGCGAGCGGCGATTACCTACCTGGAGGCGCACGCCTCCTGAGCGGGAAGGCGGCCGTATGCCGTTCCAGAGTTGGCAGAGCCTCCTGATCAGTCAGCAGGTCGACGGCACCGCCCTTAACACGTCGACCACCGAGACGACGATCCTGGCGCCGCAGGCCAAGCTGACCCTGCCCGCGAACTTCCTGACGTACGCCGGGCAGACCCTGCGTATCCGGGCGATGGGGCGGGTCTCCAACATCGTGACCACGCCGGGCACGCTCACGTTCCGGGTCAAGATGGGGCCGACGGCGACGATCGCGGTCGCGTCGTCCGGCGCGCTGGCCCTCAACGTCGCGGCCAAGACCAACGTGACGTGGATCCTGGACTGGGACCTGGTCGTCCGCACCGTCGGCGGTAGCACCACGGCGACGGTCATGCACTCCGGGGCGTGGCAGTCCGAGTCCGTCATCGGCTCCCCGGCTGCCGGCGCGGGTGGTGCGGCGGCGCACATCTTCCCGGCGTCGGCCCCGGCGGTCGGCACCGGTTTCGACTCGACCGTCACGAACCTGATCGACCTCACGGCGCAGTGGTCGGTGTCCAATGCGGCCAATAGCATACAAACGCACAGCTTCAAGCTCGAGAGCCTGAACTGACGTGGGCGTCGGTCAGCCGGTCACGTCGCCCTGGGTGCAGTCCTTCGACGACTACGTCGGCAAGGTCATCAGGATCACGGTGACGTTCGACAGCGCGACCCGGGCGATCACCGGGATCACGACGTTCAAAGACCCGGGCTGCCAGTACACCAAGATCCTGATCGGCCTCGGGGCGGACGGCAGCCCGGATACGACGCCCCGCGCGGTCGACGTCCCGGACGGTACGACGGTCCTCACCCAACAGCGGCTCAACCAGCTCGCCAGCCGGGGCCTGGCCACGATCGAGGACGTCCTCGGACTCCAGATCACCGCCGGACGATAGGGAGGCCCGCCGATGGGCGCGCTCTCCCTCGACGCGTCCTCGCCGGCGACTGTTTGGACAACCGCCACCGTCACCGCGACGACGGCGTCGTTCACTCCGCCCGCCGGGTCGCTGCTGCTGATCTGGCTGCGGAACAACGGCAACGCGGCCGCGACCCCGGCGGACCCGACGATCACGGACAACCTCGGCGTTCATCTCACCTACACGCTGCAGGCGCACAACCGGAACCCTGACATCAACGCGGCCAACGGGTCGATGTCGCTGTTCACGGCCGTGGTGGCGACGTCGGCAGCGATGACGGTCACCACGTCGGACGACAACCCGGCCGGTTCCGGCCGGGCACTGAAGGTCCAGGTGTGGACCGACAGCTCGGGCGTCGCCCCAGGTGTCGGAACGCCCATCGAGAACGCGACCCTGACGCCCATCACGTCCGTTGCGCAGAACATCACCGCGACCGTCACCGGCAGCCGCGGTGTCATGGGCTGGGCCGACTGGGACGCGGGTACGGGCGCCCCGTCCGCCGGGGCCGGCTGTACGACCACCGGTGGTGATGCGGCCAACGAGGCCGGCCTGTTGTCGCATGCCGTGATCCTGCGGACCGCGAACGACGGCGTGGTGGGTTCGCCGATCACGATGAACCTGACGACCCCGTCGACGCAGAACGCGCGCTGGATCGCCATCGAGGTCACCCCGGTCAGTTCGACGCCCGAGGTCGGATCGACGCCGTGGTCGTATTGGCCCGGTGACGGCCCGAATCCGTCGCAGCGGTTCGTCGAAGATCCGCGCGTCGTCGAGAACCTGACCCCGGACACGGTCGTGACCGAGGTCGGCACCACCGCGTTCGCAAGCGCGAACACCGCCACGATCACGTCGGCGTCGTTCACCCCGGCGAACGGGACCCTGCTGGTCGCGTACTGCGCGATGGGTAACGGGGTCGGCTCGGCCAGTTCCCTGGGCGCGGTCACCGACTCCCTCGGCGGGACCTGGTCCCGGCTCGGCCCCGGCGACGCGTCGGGCACCGGTGGTGTCGCCGAAATCTGGGCCCGGGACATCACCACGGGTGCCGCGATGACCGTCACGTACGACCCGGGCGGCGCGGCGGCGTCCGGCCTGGCCCTGATCTGCAAGTGGTACAGCAACGCGGCCCCGGTGGCGTCGCAACCCGGCGCGACCCTGGCCGGCGGCGGCGACATCGCCTACGCCGGTGCGATCGCCCCGACCACCCCGGGCAGTCTCATCGCCGGTGCGCTCGGCCGGGCGTTCGACGCGCAGGCCGTCACCGCGAACGCGAACACGACCCTGTTCGGGTACGTCAACGGCACCGCCGGGGACACCGCCGCCCTGTTCGCGGCGTCCGGGGTGTCGAAGTCGCTGGTCGGCATCGTCATCGGTCTGGACAACCCGCCGGGTGGCAACAACCGGATCAGTCTCGCGGAGATCCTGCCGACGATTCCCGGCGGCGGCACCACCAACGCGCCCGCTGAGAGCACCCTGGCCGCCGGTTCTGCGGCTGACGCTGCCGTGTCCCTGGCCGCCAACGCCGAGGCGCCAGGCGGCGCCGGAGCGGCAGCAGACGCGACACCGGCCGTGGGTGCCGGCGCTGAGGCGACGCAGGGTGTCGGCAGCGCAGCAGACGCCACAGTGGCCGTTACCGCAGCTGCGGAAAGCCCGACCGGCACCGGTGCGGCGGCCGATGCCACATCGTCGGTGGCGCCTAACGCCGAGTCCGCTCTGGCCGCCGGCGCGGCCTACGACGCCACCGTTTCGACGGCGTCGTCGACGAACGCCCCGGCCGAAGCAACCACCGGTACCGGCTCGGCAGCTGATGCCGTCGCCGCCGTCGCGGTCAACGCCGAGGCGCCCTCGGGTGTCGGTTCGTCGGCGGACGCCACCACCGGTGTAGCAATCAACGCCGAGGCGACGCTCGGCGTCGGTACGGCGTACGCCGCGACTGCGGCTGCCGCCTCCAATGCCGCGACGGCATCCGGGGCCGGTGTCGCAGCCGACGCCGCGGTGTCGGCCACGGTCGACGCCGCGTCGGCCACGGGTGCGGCCGCTGCGGCTGACGGCTCGGCGGCTGTCGGTGTCGCGGCTGCGCAGGCCGACGCGGTCGGCACCGCAGCGGATGCGGCTGTCGCGGTCGCAGCTTCCGCCGACGCCCCTGCCGCGGCGGGTACGGCTTCCGACGCGGTCTCAGGTCTGGCTACTCAGGCGCAGGCTCCGGCCGCGACCGGGTCCGCGGCTGACGCGACGGTCGCGATCTCCGGCACGACCAACGCGCCGGCTGATGCCGCCCTGGGCACCGGCGCTGCGGCTGACGCGAGTGCCGCGGTCACCTCGCAGTCCGGTGTCGCGACCGCTGCCGGTTCGGCGGCCGATGCGACGGTCAGCACCAGCGCCTCAACGGCCGCCCCTGCAGGTTTTGCGGCGGCGACCGGGTCGGCGTCCGACGCCACCGTGGCCATCACCGTCGGGGCGACGGCCGCGGCGGGCACGGGTGCGGTCGGCCAGGTAACCCCGTCCGTGGAGGCGCTCGCCGACCAGGCCGAGGCCGTCGCGGCAGCGTGGCTCGCGACCATCAGCTCCACCGTCGCCGCGCAGGCGGCGGAGGCGACCGGTGCCGCGTACGACGCGACGACGGCGACACCTGGGCGCATCACGGTCCGCCCCGCCTCGGGTGTGACCGTCCGCCCGGCGTCCGGTGTGACCGTCCGTCCCGGCGCCGGCGCGACGACCCCACGTCCAGGCGGCGGCATCACCGTCCGTCCCGACACCGGCGTCACGAGCAGACCCTAGGGGGCAACGGTGCGAGCGCTGATCAGCTGCGACGACCATGCGTCCCTACGCGGGCATGACCGTTCGATGACCTGGCGTGCTGGTGACCAGTCCGGCGCCCGCACGAGCCGGCCCCGTGTCGTTGAAGGAGCCCTCTGATGGCCACCCGTATCTCTACCGCGGCGCGTACGGCTGCGGCCCAGGCGATCGCCAACCTGGTCGACGGCGGCTCGTCAGCGGGCAAGATCCGCATTTACAGCGGCGCGCAGCCGGCCGGGCCGGGCACGGCCCCGTCCGGCACCTTGCTGGCCGAGTTAACCCTGTCCGACCCGGCGTTCTCCGTTGCGGCTGGTGTAGCGACGCTGGATGTAACCCCCGCGGTTACCGCCACCGGTGTCGCCGCCGGCACCGCGGGATGGTTCCGGGTCCTCGACAGCACTGAGGCTGCGGCGACCGGGCTGGGCGTCTATGACGGCAGTGTCACGGCGACCGGCGGCGGCGGTGACCTGACGTTGGCGACGACGACCGTCTCGATCGGTCTCACCGTCGACATCACGTCGGCGACTGTCACCATGCCGGCCAGCTGAACCCGGACGATGGAGCCCGCCCGTGACTAGCACGCTGAACACGTTCGAGGGCGGCACCGGCGGATCGACCATCACGACCGGCAACTCCGGTGGCGCGTCGGGTACCGCGTTCAACTTCGTGAACATCGCGGCGACCGGGTCCGCGACCTTCTACGCGACGACCCCCTACCGGGGGTCGCTGTGTGGCCGGTTCGCGTCCGGGGGCACTGCGGGCCTGGTTTACGGCGAGATCACGACGGCGATGGGTACGTCGTCGACGGGCAGCGTGTACGGGCGGATGCGGGTCCGGTTGCCGGTCCTGCCGCCGGACGCCACCGGGGTTCGCTTCGCCGTGATCACGGACTCGACTGGGGCGTTCGTCGGCGACTTCAGCATCAACAACGCAGGGAAGATTCGGCTTCGGAACTCCGCCGGCACCCAGCTGGCCATCTCCACCACGACGTACGTGGCCGGGGCGTGGCTGGACGTCGGCGTGGCGGTCCTGACGTTCTCGGCGACGGTGGGCCAGTCCGAGATCAAGATTTACGATGCCAACGGCAACGTGTCGGAGACGTTGACGAGCGCGGCGACGGTCAACACCCTCGGCGCCGGCGGGTCGAATAAGTTCCAGGCGGGAATGATCCGGTCTGGGGTGACTTCGTTCGCTGTCGACATCGACGACCTCGCCTGGTCGACGACCGGCTACCCGACCACCCCGGTCGCCCCGACTCTGCTCTACGGGCCCTGGTCGGGGGCGGTGACCGATGCCGGTTTCACCGCGGCGTTCGTCGTCGCGGGCACCGCACTGGCCCGGATGGTCGTTTCGACCAGCGCCGCGTTGACATCGCCCGTGTACTCGTCGTCGGTGGCCCCGGACGCAGACGGGGTGGTGAAGCTGACGGTCGGGTCGCTGTCCGCGGCCACCCAGTACTACCTCGGCGTCGAGTGCGACGGGGTGTTGCTCGCGACCGGCCGCGGCGAGGTGAAAACGTTCCCGACCGCGGGGGCGGCGGCGTCGTTCAGCCTGGCCTTCGGGTCGTGCCAGTTCACCGTCCCCTCGGACTCCACCTTCGCGGCGATACTCGCCAAGACGGGGGCGGCCGGCGGTAGGGCCCTGCAGATCGTGCACATGGGTGACATGAGCTACTCCGACTGGAGTGGGGCCGCCACAGCCGGACAGGTTTTCGCCCAGCACATGGTCTCCCTCGGTTCGGTCAGCATGGCCGGGGCGCTGGCCAAGATTCCACTGAACTACCTGTGGGACAACCACGACTGGGGCGGCGACACGTCCGACAAGGACGCCGTTGCCGGCACGGTCGTGGCCGCCGGCTACCGCAAGGTGTTCCCGGCGTACCCGCTGCCTGCGACGGACGGCCGTGGCGGCTACCACACCTGGGTGATCGGCCGGGTGCGGTTCATCGAGCTCGACGTCAGGTCGTACCGCAACGCGCAGGCCGACCCTGACAACTCCAGCAAGTCCATGCTGGGCACGGAGCAGAAGGCCTGGTTCAAGGCTCGACTTCTCGACGCCGAACCGGTCAAGGTGATCTGCGGGAACTACCCGTGGCGCGACGATGGTGCCGGGTCGGGGCGGTGGGGTTCGTACCTCAACGAGTTCACCGAGCTGTCCGACTACATCGACGCCCACGTTCCCGGCCAGGTCTACGCGATCTTCGGCGACCGACACTTCCTCGCCGCCGACGACGGCACAGGAACCGGCACCCGGGGTATCCCGCAGGCCGGTGGCGCCCCGTTCCAGCAGGCGTCCGTCGCCGTGACCGACACCTGGTCGGCCGGGTCGTACACGAACAGCCCGAGCACGGTGCAGGCGTACGGGTGGCTCGACGTCACCGACGACGGTGACCTGATCACGGTCGCTTATTCGGGCATCACGTCGTTGGACGCCACCACCCGCGTGTCGATGTCGACCGTGTTCGACACGGTGGTGGCTGGCGGTACCGCCGTCACCCTGCCCGCCGTGACCAGCGTGGCCGCGGCCACGAGCACGGCCGCCGGTGCGGCGGCGAGCGTTCTCGCCCCGGCGGTGGCCGCCGCGTCCGCTACGGCCGGCGTCACCGCAGGGGCCGTCACCTCGGGTCCCCGCGCCGCCGTACTGGCCCGCGCCCGGGTCGTCGCCGAGGCGGGCATGGCGGACACGTGCACGATCCGCCGCCGCACCGGTGAGACCACCGATGAGGCCAATGGCACGATCACGCCGACCTGGGCGAGCTTGTACGCCGGGAAGTGTCGGGTGCAGCAGGCGCAGGCCCAGGCGGAGCCCCGTGACGCCGGTGAGGCGCACCTGCTGCTGCTGCGTCTCGAGGTGCAGTTGCCCATGTCGGTGACGGGGCTGCAGGTCGGCGACGAGGTGACCATCACCGCGGCCGCGTACGACGCGGACCTGCCCGGCCGGGTGTTCCTGGTGCGCGATCTGGCGCACAAGACGGATGCGACCGCCCGGCGTGTCCAGGTCACCGAGAGGACCAGCTGATGAAGGTCACGGTGACGGGCGTCGACGACGTCCGGGGGTTGGAGCGGATTCTCGTCGACGCGGCGGGGGTGGCTCCGGCGGAGGCTCGCAAGGTTGTCGCCAAGGGCGCCGTGAACATCAAGACGGAGGCCCGTCGCCTGGTCGGGAGCCCGGCGCACGCTCCGGCGTATCCGAGTGCCATCACGTACGACACGCGGGAAACCCCGGGCGGCGCGATCGCTGAGATCGGCCCGGACAAGGCGAAACGTCAGGGCGCCCTGGGCAATCTGTTCGAGTACGGGTCGGTGAACAACCGACCGCACCCGCACATGGGCCCGGCTGGTGCCACGGAGAAGCCGCGCTTCGAGCGGGCCATGGAGGACTTGGCCGTGAAGCAGGCGGGTCTTTCGTGACGATCCAGGCGCACGCCAGGGCTGTGCTGGATCTGCTCGACGCGGACAACACGGCGCCGGCGCTGGTGGTGCTCGACGGGTTCGTCCCGGCCGGCCAGGAGCCGCCGTACGTCCTCGTGTACTTCTACGTGGCCACACCGGACGGTCTGACGGCGCCGGACAAGGTGTCGTTGAACTTCGATTCCAGCGTGGTGGATCTGTGGGCGTACTGCCACAGCGTCGGCGGTAACGCGGTCGCGGCCCGGGCGGTCGCGACCCGGGTTCGGACGGCTTTGCTGGATGTGACTCCGGTGGTGTCGGGCCGGTCGTGTTTCCCGATTCGGTGGCGTGAGGGGCAACCGGCGGGCCGGGACGAGTTGACGGGTCCGTTGATCGTGGACCAGGTCGACGTGTACGGCTTCACGAGCGTGCCGGGCTAGGCAATCACCCACCACGTAACTCTGTGCGGCTAATCCGCGGCTACCAACGCCAGATTTAGCCATCGGACTAAATGGGAGTCAGCATGACCGCGCTCGGCATCGTGCTGGCCCACCTGGTCGGTGACTACCTATTCCAGTCGCACTGGATGGCGTGCGAGAAGACGAAGCGGTGGTGGCCGGCGGTCGCGCACGGGCTGACGTACACGCTGCCGTACCTGCTGGTGACGCGGTCGCCGTGGGCGCTGCTGGTCATCGGCGGCACGCACATCGTCATCGACCGGTACCGGCTCGCCCGCCACGTCGTCTGGCTCAAGAACCTCGCAGCCCCGAAGGCGTTCCGGGCTGGCCACACTGCGACCGGATACCCCGACGGCACCCCGCCATGGCTCGCGGTCTGGCTGATGATCATTGCCGACAACACGCTGCACCTGCTCATCAACGCGGCGGCCGTGACGTGGCTCTGATGGATGAGTCAGCGTAATCCGGTCGCCGAGTCGCGCATACGCATCAGTGTGCGGTGCCCGGCGTCGAGCAGCTCGTACGGCGTCGGCGGGTTCTCGGCGTGCTCGTGGTCGCCCGCTGGCCAGTTCGGCAGATAGCGCCGCTGGGCCTCATTGAGCTGCGTGATCTCGAACAGCTGCTCAGGCTCAATGCCGCACCACCAGCACGTGATGCTCACCGCCGACTCCCGGCCAGCGTCGCGAGCAGGTAGACCACCACGCCGACGACCGCGCCCAGCACGACGCTGCGGGTCGGCACGAACACCACCAGCCCGATGACGACCGCCAGGAGTACGCGGTTGCCGGTGCTGGCCAGCCCTGGACCTTCTCTGCGCTCCATGCCGTGACCGTACCGGTGCCCTGCTCAACGCCACATCCACCAAGAAGGGGGTGCGCCGGATGGCGCAGCTAACCGCCACATCGGTCACCTCCGCGGCGACCACCGTCACCGCGGCCGCCGTGACCACTTCGGACACCGTCCTGTCGTCCGACATCGGCACGAACGGCGCGCTCCTCAACGTGATCAACGCGTCCGGCGGCTCGATCAACGTGACGATCTCCGACCCGAACACGACCGCGATCGGCAACGCCGGGACCGCCGTGGCGCAGGCCGTCGGCGCGGGTGTGGACCGCTGGTTCCGGCTGTCGCCCGGCCACGTCAACTCGTCGACCGGCGTCGCCACGGTGGCGTTCTCGTCGGCCACGTCCGTCACCTACAAGCTGATCCGCTGCTGAGAGGCCCTGACCCGATGACCGAGAAGCAGAAGTACTGGCTGACCGACACCTCGGGGGCGAAGGCCCTCGTCGAGGGCGCCGACGAGCGCGACCGGTGGCGGCCACACGGCTGGGCAGAGACCGACGCCCCGGTCGCGGGCGACCTGGTGTGGCTGCAGCACGACGTGCACGGCGGCCGCCAGCTGTTCGCCGCGGCCGCCGCGGAGCAGTGGGCGGGGCTGGGTTGGCGCCCGTCGGCGCCGCCGGAGCCGGTGGACCTGACGAAGGACCCGCAGCTCGTCGACCAGGCCGCAGGTGGTCCCCGGCCGGTCACCGTGACCCTGGCCACCGTCGACCCAGAGACGGGCGCGGCCTACAGCCAGGGCGCGCAGAAGGCCAGCCAGAAGACCCGTGCCGCCAGCGGCGACGAGAAGGAGTAGGTAGATGCCCGACATCACCGCTGATGGCAAGACCCGGGTCTCCTGGGTCCCCACCATCGCCAACATCAACGCCCCGACCACGACCGAGCTCAACGCGGGCATGCTGCTGCACTCCACGCTGACGGCGGACGGTCTGATCGGCTTCAAGCCGGAGACCGCCGACGTCGACACCAGCGCCCTGGACTCGACGTTCAACACCAACGTCAACGGTCGGACCAACTTCTCCGGCACGATGTTCCGGCTGAAGAAGCAATCGGGCACCGACACCATCTTCACGACCCTGGTGCGTGACACCGCCGGCTACGTGGTGATCCGTAGGTCGATCACCGCGAGCACGGCGTGGGCGTCGGCGCAGGCCATCGAGGTGTATCCGGCGCTGTGCGGCGAGGTGGCCCGGGTGGACCCGGAGCCGAACACGGTCGAGCGGTACGAGGTCCCGATCAAGGTGACGGCGTCGCCGTCGCTGCGCGCTGCGGTCGCCTGATCCTTCTGAGCGTGCGGGGTCGGGCTTCCTGGCGGGACCGGCCCCGCACTTCTACGCCAGGCCCGCCAGGAGCCAGGAGGGCACCATCGTGAGCAGCGACTTCATCAAGGACAGGCTGCGCCGGGCGAAACTCGCCGAGCGCACCGTGCCGATCTGCCTCAGCGGTGACCTGGTCGCCGAGTTCGAGGCCGCCGAGCGGGCACTGGTCGACGCCCAGCGCAAGAACACCAACTCTCTCGCGGGTGACGGCACCGGCGACATCCTCGACCGGATGAGCCAGCTCCAGGAGCAGATGCGCGACGACACGGAGATCTTCCGGCTGCGCGCCATGCCGAAGGCCAAGTTCCGGGCGCTCGTCGCCGCGCACCCGCCGCGCCGCACTGACGACGGGCAGGACGTCGACGAGCGGGACAAGTTCATCGGCGTCAACACGGAGACGTTCTTCGACGCCCTGATCCGTGCCAGTGTCGTTGAGCCGGTCCTCGACGACGAAGACTGGCGTGTCCTCCTCGGCGACGACGAGGACGAGCAGGCACGCATCGAGGCCGAAGGCGAGCCCGTCGAGGACGGCAAGCTGACCGATAAGCAGTTCGACACCCTGTCCGACGTCGCCTGGTATCTCAACCGGGGTGACGTGAATATCCCTTTCTCGCCCGCCGCCTCGCGGATGAGCCGGAGTTCCGAGACCGAGTAGAGGCCGCCGAACGCGCCGGTGTCCCGGGCTCCAAGCTCGACGGCCGTGAGCCCGCCGAGACCACCGTGTACGAGTACGACGACGCCGGCAGGGTGGTCCGGTCGGTGACCACCCGGGAGGCCGAGTGGACCGAGCAGGACCGGGCCGAACTGTTGGCCCTGGCCGTGTACCGGGCCGGTCTGTGCCCGTGTGGGTGCGGCCACCGCTACGCCGACACCACGAGCCCTGAGGCCACCGGCCCACGGTTCGTGGCGTCCCGGGTGACGTGCCGCGCGCGCCTGACCCTGCTGGAGACGCAGGCGGCGGTGACCACCGAGAACTCCCGCCACACCGGGGCCCGCCTCTGGCGAATCGAGAAGAGGTGAGCTGAGTGCGCACCATTGGTGTGAAGCTCATGGCCGACGTGTCCGGATACGTCTCGAATATGCGGACCGCGTCGGCGAGCACCCGCGGGTTCGTCGGCGACCTCGACAAGGCGGCAAGGGCGGGCAAGCTCGAGGCGGTCGCCGACCGGGCCGGCGTCATGGGTATCGCCCTCGGTGGGGCGTTCGCGTACGCGGTCGGGGCGGCGGCGAAGTTCGACAAGCAGATGTCCGCCGTGTCGGCCGCGACGCACGCCAGCGCGAAGGACATGGACCTGCTGCGCACGGCGGCGTTGAAGGCCGGCGCTGACACTCAGTACTCGGCGACGCAGGCGGCCCAGGGCATCGAGGAGTTGTCCAAGGCGGGTGTGAACACCGCCGACATCCTCAACGGTGGCCTGAAGGGTGCGCTGAGTCTCGCGGCCGCTGGTGGTCTCGACGTCGCCGAGGCCGCGGAGACCGCCGCGTCGGCGATGACCCAGTTCAAGCTGAAGGGGTCCGAGGTTCCGCACATCGCGGACCTGCTCGCCGCCGGCGCCGGCAAGGCCCAGGGGTCCGTCCACGACATGGGCGCGGCCCTCAACCAGTCGGGCCTGGTCGCGTCGCAGATGGGGCTGTCCGTCGAGGAGGCCACCGGCACCCTGACGGCGTTCGCGTCCGCCGGCCTGCTCGGTTCCGACGCCGGCACCTCCTTCAAGCAGTCCCTGCTGATGCTGGCCAACCCCACCGAAAAGGCCAAGGGTCTGATGAAAGACCTGGGCATCAACGCGTACGACGCCCAGGGCAACTTCGTCGGCATGGCGAAGCTCGCCGGGCAGCTCCAGAAGCAGCTCGGCGGTCTGACCCAGGAGCAGCGGAACTCGGCCCTGGCCACGATCTTCGGGTCGGACGCGATTCGCGCGGCGAGCGTGCTGTACCAGAACGGCGAGGCCGGCATCCAGGGCTGGATCAACAAGACGAACGACGCCGGGTACGCGGCTGAGACCGCGGCGAAGAAGACCGACAACCTGCTGGGTGACGTCGAGCGGCTCAAGGGGTCGCTGGAGACTTTAGCGATCCAGTCCGGGTCCGGCGCGAACAGCGGCCTACGGATCATGGCGAAGGCCGCTAACGAGCTGATCGATCAGTTCGGCAGCCTGAACCCGATGGTGGGCGGAACCATCACCGTCCTGGCCGGGCTGTCCGGTGCCGCGCTGCTGGCCGGTGCGGGCTGGGTGAAGATGCGGCGCAGTACCGCGGACATGCTCACGGAGCTGCGGGCGGTCGGCCCGTCCGGGGTGACCGCGGCGAACGGGCTGGAACGGGCCACGAAGTACGCGGGCCGGGCCGCGGCCGCGTTCGTCGCCCTCGAGATCGCGTCGGCTGCGATCCATGCCGTGCAGCAGGACCTGAACCCGCAGGTCGAAGCCCTCGGTCAGGGCCTCGTGAAGTGGGCCGAGGGCGGCGCGCTGGCCGGTGAGGCGGCCCGTGTCCTGGGCGCCGACTTCCACGACCTGAACGTGGGTTTCAAGTTCCTCGCGGACACCGACAGCACCCGCAGCGCGTGGACCCGGAACCTGCAGAAGGGCCTCGAGTCCGTCATTCCCGGCCTTGACGGCACGAGCACGTCCCTGGCCAAGACGCAGGAACGCATCACGTCGATGGACGCCGCCCTGGCCGGGCTGGTGCAGGGCGGGTCGGCCACCAACGCGGCGACGACGTTCGCGCAGCTGACCAAGATCCTGGCTGTCAACGGTGTGTCCGTCGACGAGGTCAAGGCCAAGTTCCCGCAGTACGCGGCGGCTTTGGAGGTGGCCGGCAGCGCATCGGGGAAGGCTGCGGCGGACATCAAGTCGATGGGCGGTTCAGCCGCCGCCGCGGCCCGGGACGTGAAGGCGCTCAACGACCAGTTCAATGCCCTGTTCGGCGTGCAGATGACCGCCGACGAGGCGCAGATCAAGTACGCGGCGGGGGTGCGGTCCCTGCGGCAGGAGCTGACCAGCGGCGCCCGGACGTTGTCGCTGAACAGCGAGGAGGGGCTGAAGAACCGTGAGGCGGTCCTCGCCCAGATCAAGGTCATCAAGGACATGCGGGACGCCCGGTACGCCGAGGGGCAGTCGTTGGACTCGGTGAACGCGAAGTACGTCCAGGACATCGACGGGCTCCGCAAGACGCTGCGGCAGGCCGGGTTCACCAAGGCGCAGATCGACGAGCTGACCGTGTCGTACCGCAAGGTCCCGAAGGCTGCGGATACGAAGGTCGGGGCGCCTGGCGCACCAGCGGCGAAGAAGCAGGTCGACAGCTTCAACTTCGCCGTCGACTCGATCAACCGTAGTGCCAGCACCAGGCTTTTCGTGACCGGTGCCGGCCCGGTGATGGGCACCCTGGCGCAGCTGGTCGTCATGCAGAAGGCGTTGAAGAAGGGCGTGTCGATGTCGGCGGCCCGGGCCCTCGCCGGCGACGAGGCGGCTGCCCGCGACCGGGGCCTGTTCGCCGACGGCGGTTGGACGGGCCCGGGTTCGAAGTATCAGCCGGCGGGCGTGGTGCACGCCGACGAGTTCGTGATCCAGAAGAGTTCCCGCAGGAAGATCGAGCGCAGAAACCCCGGCCTGCTCGACCACATGAACGTCCACGGCGATGTCCCCGGGTACGCCGGCGGTGGGTCGGTGGCGTGGCCGTTCCCGACCACGGCGGCGGGTACCCGGGTGCCGTCGAAGGCGGAGGCCACGTCGGCGGTCACCCCGGCGGTCGGGTCGATGGGGCGCTGGCCGTCGTCGCCGGGCGCGCAGCGCGGCGACAGTGGTGTGTGGCGCCGCATCGTGCAGCTGGTGAAGAACTCCGGGATCCCGTACGAGTTCGGCAACGGCTACCGGCCGGGCGACCCGCTGTGGCACGGGTCGGGTCGGGCTGTGGACTTCATGGGGTTCAACCAGGACCGGCTGGCCCGGTTCTTCATGGGCATGCAGGGCCGGGTGCTGGAGCTGATCCACCGGACCCGGTCGGCGGACTACGGCATCACCCGCGGTCACTACAGCGCGATGCCGCACCAGTGGCCGTTGCACCGTAACCACCTGCACGTCGCGATGGCGGGCGGCGGTGTCATCCGCGAGCCGGTGGTGGGTGTCGGCGCGTCGGGGCGTAGCTACTCGTTCGCCGAGCGCGGCCCGGAGACCGTGGTGCCCGGTGTGCAGGGCAACTGGATGTCGGACACGGGTGGGCGCGGCGGCGGGAACACCACGGTGGTCCTGCAGTTCTCCGGCCCGGTCGGGAGCCGGTACGAGCTCGAGAAGTGGATCGTCGGCACGATCGATGACCTGAAGCGCAAGGGCCGGGTCTGATGCCGGCGGAGTATTTCGTCTACATCGACTGGAACAACGACGGGGACTTCAGCGACACCCGGGAGAACGTCACCAGCCGCACCCTGGACGGGCGTACCCCGATCACCGTCCGGTACGGCCGCGACCAGGCACGGGCGCTGTCGCCGACGGCTGTCGGTGAGGCCGGGTTCGAGCTGAACAACCAGTCCCGCGACTTCAGCCCGGAGAACACCTCGTCGCCGCTGGTCGGCCTGGTCCAGCCGGGCCGGTCGGCCATGATCCAGGCCGTCCTGTCCGCCACCACCTACACGATCTTCAGCGGGCACCTGGACGACTTCAAGGTCAAGCCGGGGCGCGACCAGCGTTCCATCGACGTGACCTGCCTCGATCCGCTGGCCCGCCTCAAGGGCGTGCAGGTCAGCACCCCGATCTACTCGGGGCTGCGGACCGGCGCCGCGATCGGGCTCCTCCTCGACGCGGTCGGGTGGTCCGCCACCCTGCGGGATCTGGACGCCGGCGCCACGGTCATGCCGTGGTGGTGGGCGGACAACTCCGACGCCTACGACGCCCTGATGCAGATCGTCGACTCCGAGGGCCCGGCGGCGCTGGTGACCGTCGACTCGGCCGGGCAGATCGTGTTCCGGGACCGGCACCACCGGCTGCTGCGTACCGCGTCCCGGACGGTGCAGTCGACGTGGCGCAGCAGCGGCGCGGTCGAGCCGTTGATCTCCGCGCCGGCCGACTACAACCACGGCTGGAAGGAGATCATCAACTCGGTCTCCTTCGACGTGCCGGTGCGGGTCCCATCAGGCGAGCTGTCGGTGGTGTGGTCCTCTCCCGGCCGTACCACGATCTCGGCCGGGGAGACGATCCTGATCTCCGCACGGGGCTCGTCGCCCTTCCTCGAGGCCGTGGTCCCCGAGGTCGGAACCGACTATCAGCTGGTCTCCGGCACCATCGAGGTGGCGCTGTTCAACACCTCCGGCGAATCCACCACCGTGTCCGTCAAGGCAGTCGGCGGCACAGCGGTCGTCGACGACCTGCAGGTACGCGGCTACGCGCTGGCGACCGTCACCACCGTGGTGGTGTCCGTCGAGGACTCGGTCAGCATCGGCAAGTACGGACGCCGCTCGCCGCAGGCGACCCGGACGCCGATCTGGGCCGGCGTGCACGACGCGAAGGCCATCGCCGACCTGATCGTCGGCAAGCGGGCCGAACGCCTGCCGACGATCACCGTGACGATGGTCGGCGGGAACACCACCCGGCTGCTGCAGCAGCTGTCACGGAACCTCTCCGATCGGGTCCACGTCGCCGAGTCTCACACCGGGCTGGACGCGGACTGCTGGATCGAGCAGATCTCCCATGCGATCACCGACGGCGGCCTGAATCACAGCACCACGTTCGGCCTCGAGAAGGTCCCGGACACCGTCGCGTCGCCGTTCACGTTCGACGTGGCCGGTCGCGGTTTCAACGACGGCAAATTCGTGGGGACCGGCGCCGACGACCCCACCACCATGTTCCTGTTCGACACCGTCGGTCAGGGCTTCGACCAGGGCGTCTTCGCCAATTAGAAGGGAGACGCCGTGCAGCTTCTCGCCGTACCGGGCGTGGCGTACGTGCGGGCCAACTGGGGCAGGTGGGTGATCGACTGCCCCACCCCGTTGTGCCTCGATGCGCTGACCCTGCCGCCGGGGGTGGGGTTCGTGTGCCCGTCGTGCGGTGTCCGCGCTGACATCCTCTGGCCGGCCCCGCAGACCATGGCTCTGATCGAGCACCTGCTGATGCTGCGTCCCGACGTGACCACCCGGAACTGGGAGCCGGGGGAGTCCACGACGGACCTGCTGCTGGAGAACGTGGCCCACGGGATCTCCTCGGTCGTGCACCCCGAGGTCGGGGCTTCCGCGTCCCGGCTGGTGCTCGACCTGGCGGACGCCGGGACCCCCAGGCTGCGGCTGCTCGACGAGGTGGCGGTCATCGACACCTCCGAACTCGTAGCGATCGGAGGCTGAACCGTGGCGTGGAGTTCGCCGCTGACCGCGGTCAGCAACGCCGCACTGACGGCCGCGCAGTGGAACGCCTCAGTGCGGGACAACCTGAACGAGACGGCCCCGGCGAAGGCGACGACCGCCGGGCGGATCTTCGTCGCGACCGGCGCCAACGCGATCGCCGAGCGGGCGATCGCCGGGGCGTACGTCGGCACCGATGAGACCACGACGTCGACGACGTACGCCGACCTCGCCACGGGAGGCCCGGCGGTGACGTTGACGACGGGCACGCAGGCGTTGGTCTGGCAGCAGGCCAAGATGAACAACTCGGTCCTCGGCGGCTTCTCCCGCATGTCGTACGCGGTGTCCGGTGCGAGCGCGATCGCCGCGGCGGACAACTGGTCGACGATCCTCGAGTCCGGTAACGCCGGCGACCTGGCCCGGATCGGCACCAGCAACTACGCCACGGGCCTGACCTCCGGGTCGAACGTGTTCACCCTGAAGTACAACTGCTCGACCGGCACGTCCACGTTCGGCATCCGGCACATCGCCGTGATGGCGCTCTGACCGACCGAGGAGACCGATGACGACCGTGATCGCCTACCACACCGCGCTACGGAACTGGACGGTGAACGTCGCAGGGCCGTACCTCGGCGTCGACTTCCGGTACACCGGTGTCGAGACCCGGGCGTTGATGACGGTGATGTTCGCGCTCCTCGGCGTCGTGATCAAGGTGATCGTCGACAAGGGCCTCGCGACCGACGCGGAGTTCCAGGCGGCGCTGAACGCTGCGGCGACCGAGCCGTGGCCGCCGACGCCGCTGCAACCCCCGACGCAGGGCTGAGGAGGGAACCATGACGGTCTTCGGGTGGGATGCCAGCCACTACGACTGGGACCGCGGGTCGATGGACCTCGCCGCGGCGAAGGCCGGAGGCATCACCTTCGCCACCCACAAGATCGGCGAGGGGTGGGGCTACACCGACACGAGGTTCGACGATTTCTACGCCAAGGCGCAGCGCGCCGGCATCCCGCTGCTGGGCGCCTACTACGTGCTGCGCCCCGGTGACGAGGTGGCGCAGGCCGACCGGTTCCTGGTCCTGCTGGACGCGAAGGCGCCCGGGTGGCGCGACGAACCGTTCATCCTGCAGGCCGACTGCGAGTCCTGGGGCACGTCCCCGGAGCCGTCACCGGCGGAGGTGAAGGCGTTCTGTGCCCGCCTGGCCGCCCGGGCGCCCGGCTTCCGGCCGGTGGTGTACGCCCCGAAGTGGGTGTACGGGGACCGGCTCGCCGGGCTGGGTTATCCGCTGTGGGCCAGCTCGTACGGCACGAACCCTGCGGGCGACTACCGGGCCCTGTACCCGGGCGACACATCCGGGCGGTGGGCGGCCTACTCAGGTCAGGTGCCGACCATCCTGCAGTACGGCAGCCAGGCCCGCATCGCAGGCCAGGGCAGCTGCGACGCCAACGCGTACCGGGGAACGATCGACGAACTGAAGGCGCTCGTCGCGCCGGGAAGGGACGACATGAACAAGACGGAGATGATCGCGTTCCTGAAGTCCGGCGAGGGGCGTGACGCCCTGGAGCCGGCCATCGTCCAGGGCCTGCACGAGGTGTTCACCCAGGCCGCGGCACCGACCACGCCGACCGCCAGGCAGCTCGCGGCGGCGCTGCGTACCGTCATCGTGGACCCGGTGAAGGCCGCGATCGGCGCGAGCACGCTCACCCTGACCGCCGCGATCGGCGCGGCGGACGACGCGCCCGTCGACGTCGAGGCGCTCGCCATCGCGCTGGAGGCGAAGCTGGGGAAGCCCGACGCCGAGGCGCTGCTGAACCTGATGTCGACGCGGCTGGCCTCCTGACCTGTGGAGGCACTGCTCGGCCTGCCCGCGTCGATCGTCATCCAGGGCGGCGCGGTCGGGGTCCTCGCCCTGTTCGTCCTGGGGATCCTCACCGGCCGTCTGGTGCCCCGGAAGTCCCTCGAGGATGTCCGCACGGACCGCGACGCCCGCCTCGCCGAGTCGCAGGCCCGCGGTGACGAGTGGCGGGCCGCGGCGCATGCGCAGGACGAACGCAACGACGTATTGGCCCGCCAGCTGACCGAGTTGCTCAACGCGAACCGCACCACCAACGCACTCATCGAAGGCCTCAGGCAGGCCTCTCAGGAGAAGCGACGATGAGGTGGCCATGGAGCAGGAAGCAGCCGAAGGCGGAGCCGGTGGTCGATGACATCGAAGAGGCCACGAGGGCCCGCAGGCATGCGGAGCGGGCGTTGGAGCAGGCGAAGGGGCGGACAGGTGAGGTGCGCCAGGCCGCCGCGGACCTGCGCCGCAACGGCCGGGTCAACCATTTCGCTGAGCTGATCAGTGACACGTTTTGGGGGCACCGGTGAATTCGTGCCAGCAGGTGTCGTCGCCGTGGTGGGTGAACGCGGTCGTCGTCGCGACGTGGCTCGGTGCGCTGGTGTTCGTCTGCTCGTACGCGTGGTCGACGCGGGGGGCGTGGCGCGACAGTGGTGTGGGCCGCAACGTCATGGGGTTGATGGCAGCCATAACGGTGGTGTCAGCGCTGGCGGTCGCGGCGATCATCTTCGGTACCGACTGGCCGCACCGGGACGTGATCCGGTTCGCGGCATGGGCGTCGATCGGGTTCTTCGTCTGGGGGCGGGTGTTCATCCTGCTCCGGATGCGGCGCCGCCCGTGAGCCGCGCGCCGGGTCTGGCCCGACCTCCCCGGGCCCGGCGCGCGCCATACCACCACGTAACCCTCGGTGCGCCCTCATGACGCACCCCCATTTCAGTGGGCGGGTATGGGCCTTTTGACGGTCTTTAGAACTTTCCCATCCTCTTCTATCTGCCCCGCGCGGCCGATGCGGCCGTGATTGACTGTGGGACCATTGCAGGAGTGGGGATGTCGGAGGTGCAAGATCAGCGCTGAGCCTGGGGGCGACGAGGACGCGAGAGTCTTCGCGGTGCCCGTCATCTGGAGCAAGCTTGAGACGCTGCCAGTCCTGGCGGCGAATCAACTGCTGGCACAGGTCGACTCGCTCGGGCTAGAACCCGACATGGTGTTGCTGACGGTCGGACACGTGAGCCCGCCGGTCGTAGTTGGTTCGGACGAACAGCAGAGGGCTCACTACGCGGAGATCAAAAACGTCGCCGTGGAGCCGGTGGTTCGGTTGAGCATCTCGGTCGGCCGACTCAAGGAGTGGTCGGCGCTGCTCGTCCAGACACTCGCCAAGATTGAAGAGCAGAAGCATGGGAGGCAGTCATGACGGGACAGCTCCTCTTCGTGCCGGATCTCGGTGGGTCTTCATCCGCCGAGCTTGTGATCGATATGCCATCTACCCAGAGCGGCTTCCTTTTCGCAGGCTCGTGGATATCCACTACTTCGGCCGCGGCCGCCGTTGTTGAACGCGCCAGGCGGGATCTCGACGGAGGCCCCCGCGACCGCCTTGCGGCCCTTCGGGAGGCTGCGGCACGGCGCCGTCGGACCATGCCCATGTTCGACGATTCACCGGACGAGGTTGCGGAACGCGCCTGCCTCGTCGCCGCGTTCCAGGAGCTGCAGGCGAGCACCAGTCCCTGGAATGCGCAGGACTGAAGCGCCGGTGGACCGAGGTGAAGTGCGTCCGTGCATGCTCCAGCTGCCAGACCGGAGCCCCGCTGGAGCGGATCCTCCCGGTACCGTTCCGAAGCTGAAGTATGTCGTGACCCTGCAGGGCGGACAGGACTTCGCGAACACTAGTGAGGTCGCCATCGTCGTCGCCAGCACCCTCCCGTCGTCGCGCCTGGCCAATCCAATGGCGAGACCGTTCGAGGTTTTCGTCGACGAGAATCATGGCTTCGATCACCTGACGGTCATCGACTGTCGGTGGATCTTCACCGTTCAGCAGCGTCACTTGCGGATAGCGAAGCATCCCCAGCTACCCGACCACATCATGAGAGAGATCTCTGAGGCCTTGGCGGTCGGACTGCAGCTCTGAAAGCACGGCTTCGTCCGCGCGGCTCTGCCGGGGGGCCAGAGACACGTCAGCGTAATCGTGGCAAAGGAAAGCGCCCCACCTCCCTTCCGGAAGATGAGGCGCTTGCCTGTGTTCAGCGCTGGTTGGCTCGCTCGTAGCCGGCGCCGGTGACCGCTCCGTCGTACACAAGGCGTGCCCGGACCAGCTCGGCGACTTCGAGCTCGTGGTCCGAGTCGACCCATCCGGTCTTGGTGGCTTCCCGCAGGACCTTCGTGGCCGCCGAGCTGAGTTCAATCTTCCAAGCCATTTCCGTCTCCCCTGTTCGCTGCTTGTTTCTGTACCACAATAATAGGCAGGCCAGGCGACGGTCCGCAAGAGGCTGCGCCAAGATTCTTGTGGTACATTTACCCGCATGGAGCAGCAGCCGAAGAAGAAGCCAGGCAGGCCCGCGACTGGGCAGACGACGAAGCGGAATGTGCGGATCGGCGCGACGTGGGACCGGGCCGCCGAGCTGGCGACGCAGCTAGGCATCACCGAGACGGCCTACGTCGAGCGTGCCCTGATCCGGGAGAACGCCCGAGTCGAGCGGGTGCTGGCACAGCAGCGCGCTGAGGCTGAGCGGGCCGCTCGCGCCGCCGCCATGCCGGTGACGACGGAGCTGAACAGCGACCAGGCCCACGTGCTGGTGAAGGTACGCCGCGGCTGGATGAGCCACCTCAATGACGGGGCCCGCCGGCGGTTCGACGGGAACGCCCGGCCGCACGACCTGACCCAGGGCGAAGACCTGATGCTGGACAAGCTGCTCGAGGCAGAGATGGTGAGCCCCGAGCCCCGCGATCCTGAGTTCGGGGTGCTCCGAGTCCTCGGGATCACCTACACGCCGTACAGCCTCACCGAGAAGGGCAAGGCCGCCCTGGCCGAATGGGAGCAGGCGCAGGAGTAGTCCGGTACGACACCGTAGCTCTACGCGGGCTCTTCGCGCCTAGAGCTGTCGTGACGCAGGAACACGCGCACCCCCCGGGCGAGGTCTCCGAGGGTCGTGATGTCGTGCTCGAGGTCTCTCACCTCATGCCCTGCCGGATCGCCGTCGGGGCAGGCCGAGCCGTACGCGTGCAGGCGTCCGCACCCGCCGACGTGCCGCATGACCGGGCCAAACGGATCCTCAACGTCCATGCCGTCCATCGTCTCACCTGCTCGGCACGGGTTTCGACACCGCAACTGTCAGCGTTGCCGGAAGTCCTCCTCGGCGACCTCAGCAGCGATTCGGGCGACCATCTCGATAGGCAGGACAACCCGGTCCCCGGACGGCGTACCCGACCCGGCGCCGCGCTGCTGACCTTCCGCCGGGGGGATGCCGTCCGCCAAAGCATCGACGACCTTGTTCAACTCCGACTCGATCTTTTTCACGAGAGACATCAGGCCAAGGTAGCTAGGTGTCGATGCGCCGGGAACCGGGCAGACGGCCCACCCCGGACGGGTGACCAGATGCGGACGGGATTCGAGGCAGCTGACGCTCACGCTGCGCCGTGGTGCCCGTCGTCCGCCGACGGCTCGTCAGTCACGTCGATCAGCGTGGCCATGTCGACCCCGGCCTCGGTGAGGATCCGCTGCACTGCGGCGATCGACAGCCAGTCGATCTCGTTGTCGCCGTGCACCACCCGATACCAGCGGCTACGACCACGCCGGACGATCTCGACGCGCCACTGCCCGTCGGGTGTCCGCATGGCCGCTTCGACCTCCACCCCGGCGACGCTACGCCGAGATCAGCCAGGCTGCCGGGCCTCCTGAGCAGCGATCCGAGCCACCGTATCGGTCACGCCGGGAACCAGCTGCCGCCGCGTCGCACCCACCCCGGCTCCGTCGGCTGACCGTCTGGGCCGAACTCCGCCGGCACCTCCCACCACTCGCCGCCGTCCATCCACCCGTCGGCGACCTCCTGCGCGTGCGCCCGGTCCCGGCATAGGAACGCCCCGCCGTGCACACCGGTGTGGTTCGCCCACCACCGGCCGCCGGCCAGGGTGCCGATCGAGATCGTGCGGCACCGGTACGACTCCGGCGGCGCGCACTGCCACGCCTTGACCCGGCCCACGCCGTGCTCGAGGTGCAACACCACCCGATCCATCCGCACATCCTCACCGATCAGGGAGTCGTCATGCCCAAGTTCTTCGGCAGGGAGCCCGCAGTCTTCCTGACCCTCTTCGCCACCGCCGTCCGGTTCCTCGCCGCGTTCGTCCTCGACCTCACCGACGGCCAGCAGGCCCTCCTCAACGCCGCAGCGACCGCCGCCGCCGGCCTCATCGTCGCGAACGTCGTCGGCGACGGCCTCGTCGCCGGAATCCTCGGCGTCGCCCAGGCCCTCCTCGCGCTCGCCGTCGGCTTCGGCCTGCACATCGACGCCGAGCACCAGGCCGTCATCATGAGCCTCGTCGGCGGTGTCGTGGCCATGTTCGTCCGCACCCAGGTCGTGGCCAGGGTCCCGGCATCAGCGGTCATCGACGGCGACGTGGTGTAGCCGGGTGCCCGCCGCCGAGGTCGCCGCCACCGGGCAGATCCTGCGGCCCGGCGACGTCATCGTCACCGCCACCCACGACCTGGGCGGCTGGTGGATCCGCCTCCGGTCCCGCCTGCAAGGCCGGCCGTCGCTGCACAACCACGTCGCCATGTTCACCCACTACGACTCCGCCGGCGTCGCCCGCGGCGTCGAGGGTCGACCGGGCGGCTTCGGCTGGGCCGACCTCACCCGCTACCTGAACCACCCCGACACCATCACCAACGCCGACCAGCCCGGCCGGGTCGACAGCGAACGCGCCGACGCCGTCCGGATCGCCACCGCAATGATGGCCCGCCCGTACGACTGGCGGGCCATCCTGCTGTTCGCCGCCGAGGTCCTCGACCGCCGCGTCGTCGACCTCATCGAGCGCGGCCGCGAGTACCCGGACGGGAAGCCACCGTCGCACGTCGTCTGCTCGTCCGCCTTGGACTGGATCTACGAGGAACTGCACTGGGCGTCGCCCGGCGGCAACACGAAGACCCGGTTCACGGATCCGGACGATTGGACGGACTTCATCCAGCACAAACGCTGGCAGGCGTAGCCCGGCACCCTCGGCGCGAGATCCAAAGCCGTCAGCGGGCCGTACAGACCGTAAGCGCAGGTCAGCGCAACATCAAAGAGCCGCCCACTGCCTCTCGCGAGGTGGTGGGCGGCTCTTTGTCGTGCTCGAGGTCCTACGCGGCGACACCGGCCTCGGCGGTCGCCCGGCCCAGCGCCCACACCCCGTCGCGGACCTTGTGCACCGCACCGGACGCCTCCGCCCGCCGCAGCGTCATCCCGACCGTGCCCTTCGGCATGTCTAGCGCCTCGGCGATCACACCGGTGTGCGCCCGGCCGTCCTCCCGGCCGTCGAGGTACGCCACGATCCGGTCGATCGCCCGCTCCTTCCTCGCGGGCGCGGCCGCCACGACGATGCGCTCCCGCTGCGGCTCCACCGCCTTCGCCGCGGGCGCCGACCCGGGCAGGTCGATGTACCGGGACATCGCGTTGCCGGTCACCTCGTCCAGCACCGGGATCTTCGCCGCCGCCAACGCGCCGAAGTGGTGCGCCCGCTTCACCCACACCGACCGGGAGTACGCCGACCGCGACGACCGAGGCGCCGCCGAGTAGATCACCGCCGTGCCCTTCGTGTGGCCGCCGTCCGGCGTCTCCTTCGGGATCTGGTACGGCGACGGCATTGACGCCGGCAGGATCATGCCCTTCGCCACAGCCGCCGAGTTCTTGTACGACACCACGTTCCCGGCGATCAGGTTCTGCCGGATCGACATCTTGTTACCCAGGTCCTCGATCCCCGGGTACTGGGTGGCCAACCACAACGCGATCCCGGTCTTACCGACCATCCGCACGAGCTCCTCGACGAGCAGCACGATGAACGGGCCCCAGTCCGGGTCCTTCATCGCGATGTGCGCCTCGTCGAAGATGTAGAGGATCATCGGCAGGCCGGTGACCTGCGGGTCGTAGAACCCGATGCCGACGTGCTCGCCGTCAGCGTCCGACCACTTCATCCGCTGCAGCAGCCGGGACCGCGCGTACATCGCCTCCTTCAGCGCCAGCAGCTGGTTGTAAACGGACTCCGGATCGGTGGCCTTGTGCTTCGCCCAGCCCGCCTCGCCGACGACGGCCGGCATGGATTGGCCGCCCTGCGGGTCGCCGGCCATCGGCCACACCAGGCCGGTGTCCACCGCCTGGATCAGCCCGGCTTCCATGCCCGCGGACTTCCCCGCCCGGGTGTCACCGGAGAACAGGGTGTTCGCCGTACCGGACATCGGCTGCCACAGTCGCAGGCCGCCGCGGAACCCGTCGCCGTAGGTGTGGAACCCGAAGCAGCCCGGGGCGAACTCCTTCTGCCAGCCCTCGTCGTACTCGATCGCCGTGTGCGTCGGGTTCTCCTCGACGACCGTCAGCACCGCGGCGTCCTCCGCCCCGCCCGGCGACTCGTCGATGATGATGTTGTCCCGGCGGGTCGAGAACGCCGAGCAGATCCGCCGGTGCGCGGACTGCACGTTCTCCACCGTCAGGTCACCGGACGGCAGCACGACGTCGGCCGTCCACCGGCGCGGCTCCTCGAGGGCGTTCAGGTTCTCCAGCTCGGCGCCCTTCAACGGCTTGCCCTCGCCGGCGATCCGCGCCCACCGGGTCAGCCGGTCGTCGACGATCTCACCGACGAGGACCTCGACCCGGCGGGTGCGGCGGTGCCACATCCACCGCACCCACGTCGCGAACGTCCCCAGCCACAGCACCCCGGCCCAGGGTGGCAGCACCGTCCACGCCGCACCTACCGCCGACCACACCGACAGCAGGACGTAGAAGCCGGCGTACCAGCAGCGCTGCTCCGTCGGCTTCACCTTCCGCCGCTTCGTTAGCCGGCCCAGCGGCAGACCCAACCACCGGTACATGGGCGCGGCACCGACCAGGGCGAGGGCGACCAGGGTGCGCCACCCGTTCTCGACCTGCCCGGCGATCGCCGCGGCGAGCCACACCGTCAGCGCCAGATACCAGGGCGCGAGGGCGCGACCCCACGACAGCGCGCGGCGGAAGATGCGGCACACCATCCGCCACGCCTTCCGCAGCGCCCAACGGCGCAACCGGCGCTGCCACGACGGCGGCGCCACGACGATCGGCGCCGGGGCGGCCGCCTCGGCGAACGCGCCGATGAACTGGCCGAGGCCCATCGCGGTGCTCCTTCCTGGTCGGCTTGTGCCTGCCTGTCACAGCGCAGGCCCCACCAGCGGCGGGGCCTGCACGGAAACGGTCAGGAACGGTAGAAGTCACCCGCCGCGCCCTGGCCCTGCAGCTCGACGTGCCGCTGCGCCATCACCAGCGCCGACTGCGCCTGCGACGCCCGCTTCTCCGCCGCCGCGGCGCGCTGCTCAGCGGCCGCCTTACGCGCCATGGCCGGCTCGAGCAGGCCCTGCACCGAGCTGATGTCCTCCGGGGGGAGCTTCAGGTTGGTCAGGCAGCCGACCATCTTCTCGATCCGGGCGGCGTCCTCCTCGGCCCGGACGGCGTCGCCGCGGGCGTCCTCGAGGTCGGCTGCCGCCTCGGCGGTGATGGCCTGCAGTTCGGCGACGAGCTGCTCGGGGCTGTTGACTTCGCCGCCGGTGATGGTCTGGATCGTCATGGTGTTCTCCTTCTGACGTGTGGCCGGTGGGCCGATGAGGTTGGGGATCGGGTTGGGAACGGATACGAGGTGCGGCCGGGGCCGGGGGAGCGGCGGTGCCTGCTTGTTGCGCTCGTCCTGCCATGCCCGGCACTCCGGGCAGGCGACGTCGCCATCGGCGGCGAAGTTCTTCTCGCATTTCACGCAGCGGCTGTAATGGCAGGGTGCGCACGCGCTCGTGCCGTCGGATCTCGGTATGAGGGGGTGGTTATCGCTGCCGGTGCGGCCGCACCGGGCACACCGGTCACTGACGGCAGACTCGGTGCCGACCGGGTCCGTTGCGCCGGCAGGTGTGGGTGGGTCGGTGACGACCTGCCCGTACTTGTGACGGCCCAGCTCCATGCCCTCCCGCCACGCGGTGCGGGTCTCCTCGATGAGGAACCGCGGCCCCCACCGAAACGCCGCGATGGCCCGCGCGATCGCCGCCGGCCAGCGGGTGACCGCCGGGGCGTTCGGGTGCTGGGCCTTCCACGCCTGGATGCTGGCCGACCTCTTCTTGCCGACCGCGCGCATGGTCCGCGGGACGGCGTACCTGGTGACGTGCCAGACACCCATCAGCCCGGCGGCGAGGATCGCGATACCGAAGATCTCCACGAGATCACCCGAGCCCGAACAGCCAGGCGACGACGCCGCCCAGCACCGCAGGGACCACGGACACCGCGGCGACGGCGAACGCGCCGAGCGGACCCGGGATCAGCGTCACGGTCACCGGCACGGCGGCCGCCACCCCGATGGTCTTCGCGTCGACCTGGTTGTGCCAGATCCAGAACGCCAGGAACCCGAGCAGCACCACCGCCAAGATCCCCGACACCGCGGCGCCGGTCCACTGACCGACGAACGCGGACGCCCGCCGGTCCAGGCGGGTCACACTCGCATGCATCCACGAACCGATCGTGGACGTCAGCAGCCCGGCCACACCGGTGATGACGAGCGCCACGATCAGGCGCGGCCACTGCCACCGGCCGGCCACGATGAGCACCCCGGCGGCGACGAGACACACGATGCCGACGCCGGCTGAAACTCCTGCTTGCACAGCCTTTCTCCCTTCCTTGTTGTGACGGTCAGTGACCGATGTGTACGATGGCCTCGCGCGCGTTCACGCGTGTCTACGTGTGGAGCTCCGAACGGTTCGCAGACCCGGTGTGAACACCCGGTGTGAACTCACCGTCCGTGATGGCCCGCCGTACCCCGTTGATCTGGTCGAATGCTGCTGCCCAGGCCTCACGCTGGTGGGTGGACGGCAGGTCGGCGATGGTCGTCCTGAGCCAGTCCCAGGCCGCCGCCGTCCGGTCCTCCGGCGGCTGAGAAGGGCTCGTGCGAGCCGCCCAGTACGCCGCCCGCCGCGCGGCGCTGACCTTCTGTCGGCGGCTCACCGCTTCACCACCGTGCGGCCGGACTTGTCGACGGTGGCCGTCGCGACGACCCGGATCCCGTCCGGGATGCGGACCTTCAGCTCCCAGCCGTCTGCCAAATTCAGGCGCAGGGTGCCCCGGTCTGCCTTGACGAGGCGTTCCAGCCACTCGCGCAGGATCGTGTCGTCGTGCGGGTCGAGGTTCGTGAGCACCTCCTGTCGGCGCCGGTGGACGCCGTTGCGGTAGAGCTGGACGCGGTAGCGGTCGGCGGGCAACGGAACTCCTCAGAGCAGAGACAGGCCGAGGCCGACAGCGAAGGCGCTGCCGAACAGGACCAGGATCAGGACCAGGACAAACGCGAGGCTCGGACCGCCGCGGACCGCCGGGCGATATCCAGGGGCGGGCTGGACGACGGTGCCGTCGACGACGACGGCGGGGCTGCGGTCGGCGACGTGCGCGGGCAGTCGGCTCACGGCTGCACCCCCTCGGCCCGCTCGCGACCAGGGAAGACGTAGATCCCGAGCTCGTCCACCGTCGCCGGAGCGTCGGCCGGCCAGGTGTCGATGCAGCCCCAGCAGTAGCCCTCGCCGCGACCGCGGTCGTCGGGGGCGACGATGACGTCGCACTCGGCGACCCCGCAGTCGCAGCAACCGTCCGACGGGGACGGCACATGGGCCCGGTCGCGGAGTACACGCTCCCGGATCGTGGCCCCGACCCAGGCCGCGAACAGCACCAGGGACGGGATGACCATGATGTGCTTGGCGTAGTCCATACCGGCGAAGTAGAACCCCGCCATCAGGGCGAACGTCGCGGCGAACAACCAGCCGACGATGGAGCAGATCGTTTCCCAGCGGTTCGCTGCCCGCAGGTCGTCGATTCGATCGAGGGGGACGCGCATGATGGGTGTTCCTCCTTCGTGGGGGAGCGGGGCGCGACCGGTGCTTGTCGAGGGCTGAGGTCGCGCCCCGCGCGGAGCTACTTCTTCTTGTGCTGGTCCTGCTTGGCCAGTGCCTCGTCCATCGCCGCCTGATGCCTCTTGGCAGCCGCCCGGTCCCCGACCGCGTCCGCCTGGTTGCGGTCCATCCGGGCGCGCTCCTCTTGCACGAACCACTTCTTCGGAATGGCCATCAGCGCAGTCCGAACGTCTTGATGGTCTTGATGTCGTCCTCGGAACCCTGCAGTTCCTTCGACGCCTTGCTGTCCTTCGCCATCTCAGTTCTCCTTGATCTACGGGTGGTCGGGGCAGGTGGTGGGTCGCGGGGCGTTGCCGTGGCACTGCACCTGGCAGCCACACTTCAGCAGCACCCACACGGACAGGACGTGGATCATCAGGTGGCTCCTTCAAGCTCGGGAATCTTGCCGTTGATGGGCGGCGGCGAGGTGTACTGCCTGCGACGCAGAGCGCGTCGGACAGTGGCCTCGGACGTGCCGACCAGATGAGCGATCCGTCGCTGAGCCAGGTCCGGGTCGCCCGCCTTCATGACGCAGATCGCAAGGTCGATCTCCTGCGTCGTCCGATCGTCCTGACGCACGTCCTGAGCAGGAGCGATCTTCGGTGCCGGGTGCGTCACCCGCACGGTCCGAACCAGGCGGTGATGACGCACCCGGCGCCGCTTCTCCGACGCAGCCACGCCTAGCGACTTGGACCGGCGAGCGTGCTCCGCCGGGGCGTCGGCGTGCGTCGCGTCGAACCAGCCGGCGCGGTCGACCCGGCGCTGCACCTCCGCGATCATCTCGTCGTCGGCGACGAGACTCAGACGCGCCAGGCGCGCACCGCGGCGGCCGGCCAGACGCACCCAACCGTGCCGGCGCCGGTACTCCAGGTTGGTCATCTGTGCGACGCGGCGCTCCCGGTCGACCGCCACGACGTCGCGCTCACCCGGCTCGATCGCGCCGAGCCACAGCAGCAGCCGACGCGGCGTCCACCGCCACGACGTCGCACCCTTGTCCTCGGTGACACCGTCGGCGGTCAGACCGAGCCACCACTGGTACGCGGCGAGCAGCGGGATGGCCAGACGTAGCGGCGCCTCGACGAAGCTGTCGGCCGCGAACGCCACGATCAGGCCCATCACCCCGGCGATGAGCCACACCGCTCGACCGTGCCGACCGGGGTTGCCGTTGAGCTTCTGGTACCGGTTGGCCCGGAACATCGCCGAGACCAACTGCGCCTCGAACAGGAAGAACACCAGCGCGGCGAACGTGGCCGGCAGGCCCAGCTTCTGGGTCGCGACCTCCCACATGCCCTCGGCGGAGAAGCTGAGGGCGCCGAGGAACGCGATCGCGTCGACCCAGCGATCCGGCCGGCCGCCCTTCACGGCGCGGCGGATGGTCAGTAGCAGCGCCACGACGACGAATGCGAGGGCGCCGACCATCAGGGCGCCGCGGTGCTCGGCGAGGAAGGCGGAGGCGGCGGCGAGAAATTCAGAGGCGGTCATGGGGTCATGCCTCCAGGTCTGCGAGGTCCACCGCGGCCAGCAGCGCCGCGTCCGCCGTCATGCCAACGTCGCGCATCAGACCTGCGCCTCGACCAAGGTGGCGGCACTGACGTTCATGGCCATGCGCCAGTCGTCACCGCGCTGGCCGAGGCTCACCTTGCGCGGGTCGACAGCGTCCACGCGGGTCACGACCCACACCTGCCAGCGGTCGAACCCCTCGTCGTCCGTGCGGTGAACCAGGTCGCCCACACGGAATGGTGGACCGACCAGGGCCGCGCGGCGGGCCAGCAGCTCGGCGATCTGCGCGTCAATCGCATCGATGTACGCCTGACGGTTGCGCTCGGCGGTGGTCCTACGAACCGGAACCTCGCCGGTGATCTCGGTGTGCATCTCCAGCGCCTCAGCGTGCGCAGCCTCGACCATCAAGGCGCGGGTCCGCGCAACCGGGTCGCCCTCGTAGTAACACCGCTGGCATGTCGCCTCGCTCAGCCGTTCGGTGATCCGGACGCTGCCCGTAATGCCGCAGGCGATGCCGCGCGTGAACGACTTACGGAGGTGGATGGCCTCAACGATCGCCATGGGGATCAACTCCTAGGGAAGTCTGACGGCGGGGGTGATGGGTCCACTCTCTCATAAGGTTGCGACACTTGCCAACCTTGCTACTGTTACGAGATGACGCACCAGCCCGCCACTCGCCTCCGCGTGCGCAGCCTGCGATCATTGACCCGGTTGCACGAGTTGCTACAGACGAGGGAGGCCGGCGTGGAGGAAAAGCCGTGGTGGACGATCAAAGACGTCGTCGCCCGACTCCACGCCGCCGGCTACACCGACAGCCGCGACAAGGTCCGCCGCGGTATCGACGCAGGCCACTACGGTCAACAGGGCGAGGACTGGCACATCTCCGAATCCGGTTACCGGTACGTCAAACCCGCCGCCGTCGAAGCCCTCATCGCCCGCCGCCGCAGACCCGCACCATCCGAGTGATCGCATGCCGCACCTCCTGAGAAGAGCGGCACGGCACCCCGGTGGGTCCAGCACCCGAGCACCGCGCCGCACCACCAGCTTCGAACGCCACACAGGCCAGGCGACATAGAACGGCGTTGACTCTCGACGCAGTCAACGTTGACCCGGCAAGGAGGTGCGCGATCAGCAGGTTCTCAGAGGACATGAAGCGCCGCATCGCCCTCGCCCGCATCACCCAGGCCGCGCTCGCCGCCACCCTGTTCACCGACAAGGCGCACGTCTCCCGCCTCGCCAACGGCGTCGTCCACCCCACCCCGGAGATGGCCGACCGGATCGACAACGCGCTCAACGCCGCCGGCGAACTGTCCGCGCTCGCCGGGCAGCGCACCGCCGCCGCCCCCGCAGACCTGCGGCGCCCTATGGACGACACCGACATCGGCCGCCTCCACGACACCGTGCAGCAGCTCGTCAGCCTCGACACCATGCACGGCTCCGAAGGCCTGCACACCGTCGCCGCCCGCGCGTTCCGCAACGCCCACCGCCAGCTCGCCACCGCCGGCGCCGCACCGGGCACCGCATCAGACCTACACGCGGCCATCGCCGAAGTCGGCGAGGTCGCCGCTTGGCTGGCCTACGACTCCGAGCACCAGCAGGAATCGCGGCAGGTCGCCACCGAGGCCCTGCTCGTCGCGCAGCTGGCCGGGGACCGCAGCATGGAACGCTTCCTCCTCTCCCACCTGTCCATGCAGGCCGTCTACCTCGGCCGCGGTGCGGAAGGGTTGCAGATCGCCGACCGGGTCCTCGCCGAAGCGCCCAAGTCCGGCCGGGTCGTCGGGATGCTCCGCGTCCGCCGCGCCCGGGCCCTCGGTGAGCTCGGCGACCGGACCGAAGCCCTGGCCGAGCTCGAGCGTGCCCGTGGTGAGCTCGCCGGCGGGATCGGCCCGAACGATCCGGCGTGGACGTGGTGGCTGCACGAGGCGGAGCTGGCGGTGCACGAGGCCCGGCTGCTCGCCGCGACGGATGACGGGCGTGGCGCGGTTCGCGCGTCGCAGCTGGCGGTCGCCGCGCTGCCCGACCGGCAGGGCCGGGATCAGGCGCTGTACCGGGCGTGGCTGCTGCACGACCTCGTGAACGTGCGCGGGTGGCGTGACGCCGAGCGGGTCGCCGAGGATCTGATGGCGAAGGCGCCGGTGGTGGGGTCGGCGCGGGTGCCGAAGATCCTGCGCGGCGCGGTCCGAGCGGCCGAGCGGGGCCGGGCACCACGGTGGGCCGTCGAGGCGATCAGGGCGGCCGAAGAAGCGGCCTGACGCGCCACGCGATCAGGATCAAAGATCGCGCATCGCGGATAGACAGGCGCGGGCGGCCTCAACGTAAGGTGTCGAGGCGCGGCGACAGGTCCCCCCGGTTCTCCGGGTGGGTGCCGCCGGCCGCTGGGTCCTGGACCGGCTCGGCGGCCGGCGGTCACTTGCCCAACATGCCAACACCGCTCACAACGGCGCCGCAACGGGAGTTCCGGACTGTGCGTAAAAGGGTTGCACTAGATCACGCAAATCTGCACATGCACACGCGTGCGCAAAGGTGCGTGGGGGTGCACGCATGTAGTCTGACCAGGCGGTATTGATCTCCATTGCACCCCCGTGCACTACCACGCATCCAACTCCAACGATCTGAAAATCGGAAGGTCGGCGGTTCGACCCCGCCCCTGGCCACCACAGATGAGCAGGGAAAACGAAGGCCCGGAGATGATCTCCGGGCCTTCACTGTTGCACCAGCGTGTTGCACTAACCCTTATTGATCTACGTATGCGAGGAACTTTCAGGTCGCAGAGAGCCCTTCGGAGTCCCCTGCAACAGCGCCGTCAACTGACCATCCATCAACGCGCTCGCGATCCGATCCACCGCCTGACGCTTCACCTCCTGGCCCGCGTCCGCGTAACCGGCCGTCACGTTGATGTGCGAATGACCGAGGATCTCCTGCACCACCCGGATGTCGGTCCCCGACGCCACCATGAACGTCGCCGCCGTATGCCGAGCCGCGTGCAGCCGCGTGTCCGCCACGCCCGCCCGCACCAACAACCGCTCCCACGCCGCGTGATCCGCGCGCGGGTCGATCGGACCGCCCAGCTCGTTCGTGAAGACCAGGCCCTCGCGGTCCCAGTCGACGCCCCTCTCCCGGCACGCCACGATCTGACGCTCCCGGGCCTGCCGCAGGACCTCCTCCACCACCGGCGGCAACGGGATGTCCCGCTCACCCTTCTCCGACTTCACGTCCACCTCGAGCAGACCACCGTCGACCCGGTCCGGGCACCCACGCGCGTGGTCGGTGCAACCCGGCCGGCACACCGGCGGACACGGCCGCTGGTGCCGGGAGCACCCCGCCACCACCCGACGCGCCGGGCAGAAGTGCGCCAGCTTCATCCCGCACCCGTCGCAGCCGTGCTCGTACCGCGGCGGGCACGCCTTCGTCCGGCACCGCGGCGTCGCGCACTCCACCGGCGACTTACACCCGTGCCGCCACGTCCGCCGCTGCAGCTGCGTGGCCACCGCCAGATACGGCGAGTCGGCGTCCAAGTGGATGCGGTGCCACCGCAGGCTCAACGCCTCACCCTGCCGCGGACCCAGCAGCATCCCGATCAGCCAACGCCCGGCGAGCGGGTCCGACATGGCAGCACCGAGGATCGCCTGCGTGTCGACGAGCGAGTGCGCGTCGACCCGCCCCCGGCGGGCACGCGGCGGGTCGATCATGTCGCAGACGTTCCGCGCCGCCTTCCCCCGCCTGACCGCGTCCTTCAGCGCCTTCCGCAGCACCCGGTGCACCTGCAACACGTACGACGGCGCCAACCCCTGCTTGCGCAGCTTCGCGTACATCGCCTCGACGTACTCCGGCTCGAGCCGGTTCCGGGTGCCGTCCAGCTTCCACTGCCCCAGCGCCGGTATGACATGCCTCGTGACCAACGACCGGTACCCGGCGTGGGTCTTCCACGCCTTCGACGGCTCCACCACATGCTCCAACCAGTGAAGCAGCCACTGCTCGACCGTCTCGACCTTCTGCGCCAGGCCGGTCCCCCGACTGATGCGTTCCTGCAGCTCGTCGACGGCCGTCGCGACAGCGCCGGCGGTGCGGCGGCGGATGTGCTTACGGTCGAGGCTGCCGTCGGTCTTGCGGCCGACGGTGACGTAGCAGTGCCACCACCCGTCGGTGCTCTGCGAGATCGAGGGCCGGCCGTTCGGCTGCCTGGTCACCTCAACGCCCCGGGCGCATCAGCGGCACCACGTGGCTGCCGTTGGCCTTGGCGCCGGCTACGTGGCCGATGTTGATGTCCTTCGTGGTGAGCCCTTGGGTGACGCCGGCCTGCAGGTCCTCGAGCGCGGCGGCGTACGCCTCCCAGTGGGAGCGGTCCATCTTCGCCGAGATCTGCTGGAGCAGGCCCGCGCAGGCGGCGACCGCCTCGACGGCGACCCGGCGGTTCTCGATGATCTGCCTGGACGTGTCCTCGTGCAGTGCCGCGGCCAGTTCGGTGACCCGCTCCATGCACTGCCGCTCGCGCTCGCGGGCCAAGATGGCGCCGCGCTGGAGCCGCAACGCCAGGCCCAGACACACGCTGACGATGGAGGCGGCCGCAGCGAACATCGTGAGGATGAGGACGGCGCCATGGGAGGGGTGGGAGTCGAAGACCAGGGTGATCGGAACTGTCCACAGCACGGCGGTCAAGGCCATCGCGACGTTGATGGCGGTGATACGCCGCTGGATCCGCTCGAGGGTGGCGGCGACCTTCTCAGCCTCTTCGGCTGGGGCGTCGGTGGTGGTAGTCGTCATGGGGGGCGGTCTTCCTCTCGCTGGGCGCGACGGTGAGGCTGACCCCCGGCCGACTGGACCCCGGACGGCGGCATGAAATCGTAGGGTAACTAATCAATCTCAGTCTGTTAAGTCCTATGGACGGCCATCGCTGCGCAACGGACGGGGGAACGGGCATTAGCCCGCGTCGCGGCGCTTGCGGACGTCAGGGGACGCGCTGGGGCGCAAGGCGAGACCTCGGATCGTCTCCCGGATCAGGTACCTCTCCCGCTCCGAAACCGCCGGGTCGCGAAGCTTGCGCAGCAGCAGCTCGAAGTCCGGGTCGGGCGGGATGGGCTCTGGGCTTGCAGCCTTGCCCGACTTCCCCGGCCACAGGATGTTGAACGCGGCCGACGTGGGGATGTTCAACGCGTCGCAGAACGCCTCGACGCTCTCACCCAGCGGGTACTGCTTGAACGTGCCGTTACGCCACAGGTAGACGGTGTTGACGCCGATGCCCGCCAGACGGGCGACGCCTTCGACGCTGAGGCCCCGCGAGACGCGCGCCTCGTCGAGTGCACGGCGCACGAAAGCCGAGAACGCGGCCAGGCGCGCTTCCGGATTCGCGGGCATGAGGAAACGGTAAATCCCGTCCATGGGAGTCCCTTCCCATCCGTGATGATCTTCCCGTGCGCGGGAAGGCGGGCCGTGGGCGGATGCGTACGGGTGCGCGGGCGTGACCTCGCGTGCCTGGGGGTGCATGCACCCATTTTGGGTCGTCCGTCTGTCTTCGCGTAATTAGCCGAACGTATGAGTGTTCCTATGCGTAGGAAGAGCGTACGTTGTTCCTATGCACGGTAAAGCATCCGCAAGCACCCCGGTGCACGGTAACCGGCTCTACAACTCGAAGGAAGCCCGCGCGCTGCTCGGTGGCATCTCCGAGCGGACGTTCCGGGCGCTGACCGCCAGCAAGGCGCTCACCACCAAGAGGCAGGGCGCCCGCGTCTACGTCAGTCAGGAAGCCATCGACGCGTACATCGCCGCGCTGCCGTCGGCCACCGATGAGGACTCCCTCGACGAGGAGCCCGACCCCGCAACCGCCCCCATCGCCGCAGGCACGGCGGCCTGAAAAGCACGGGCCCGGGCCGGCTGAGCCGCCCGACACCTTCCGAAGCCGCCGGGGCTGCGCCACCGGCTCGGGCCCGCTCCAAGCGCACCACACCAGACAGAACAGCGCCACCGGACCCGCTTGCCAGCACAGCCCGGTGACGCCGACGAAGGGATTATCCCATGAACCCCGAAGGACGCGCTGCTGACCGGCTGCGCATCACCGCACTCCGCACCCTGGCCGACCTCGTCGAGCAGCACGCCCTCCCCGCCCCGATGAGCATCACCTTCGGAAGCGGAGCGGGCATCTCGATCCGGTTGGAGAACGAGGACCGCCCCGGCGTCTCCGCCTGGTCCGAGGTCCTCGGCGGTGGCCCCGTCCACGACATGTCGGTCCCGTCCAGTGGATTCGTCAGCGTTCGAGCGGAGCGGTGGGACGGGCGCGACGAGCCGCTGTGGCTGGGCTTCGGCCGCATCGACATCTGGTCCGCCTGCTACGAGGGCTTCCAGGCCGAGGGCGGTGAGCAGTCGTGAGCCGCCAGCAGGTCGAAGAGCTCCTCGCCGCCGCGCCCACCGACCCGCCCATGTACCGGCAGGTCGCCGCCGAACACGGCCCCACCCCCACGCAGGCCGCACGCATCGACGCCTGGGCGAAGGCCGACTTCGCCGGGCTGCCCACCGACAAGCAGTACAACCCGCGCCGCCCCCGCACACCCCGGGGAGGTGCCCGATGACGACACCCACGGACCGGGTCACCGAGCTGCTGGGAGCGCTCGGCAACACCCCCGAGAAGGTCGCGTTCAGCCTGCGCGCCGCCGGGATCACCGGCGTGGTGGGCGACCCGACCCGGTGCCCCGTCGCGAACTACCTGCAGACGCGCGACATCCCGGTCAACCTCGTCACCTGCCTGCGCGTCGAGGTCGACTCGTGGGGGTCTGTGCCTGTAGCCAATCCGGTCGCCGACTTCATCGCCGAGTTCGACGACGAGACGTACCCGCAGCTCATCCAGCGAGGTGCGCGATGAGCACCTCGACGCTGCACCTCGACGCGTTCACCCGCGCCCTGGCCGGTCTCACCACCGCCGAACTCCGCGACCTCCTGCACGACACCCGCGGCGGTGAACCGATCTACGTCCACGCCATCGACGTCGAACTGCTCCACCGCGAGCAGGCCGACGAGCTGGCCACCTTCCGCGCCCGGCTCGCCGACGCCACCGACGAGCAGATCCAGCACGAGGCGCGCCGCTGGTGCTGCCGCCCCGGGAACCTCGCCGCCCACCACCGGCACGTCATCGACGAAGAGCAGGAATGGCGCCTCGCCAACCAGCACACCACCGCCGGCGCCCGTACGCCGGAGGGCGGTGCAGACCATGGCTAAGGTATGCCGCCGCTCTGGGAAGGTGAATCACCGCAGCGAAACGGCAGCGCTCGCTGCCTTGGCGAGGGCGGCGACAAGCAACACCGCCCAGCGCCGGCACGTCAAAACTGAGATCGACTACTACAAATGCCCAGTCTGCCCGTACTGGCACCTCACCAGCATGCCGCAGAGCAGGCGAGCTGAGCCGCCGATCCTGGATGCCGAGCCGTCATCCTCGCCGGACGTCGAGGGCACCCGATGACCGCCGGCCACGCGGAGGCGCACCAGCTGCGCAGGCTCACCGCCGACCTCGACCACCCCGCACGCGCCCACCGGGCCGCCCTCGACGACGCCCGCACCCTCGGCCGCATCCACGCCGACGTCTGGGCCCACCAGGCACGCCACGCCGGAATCCACCCCCAACACGAGGCCGGATGCCAGATGTGCGTCCTGCTCCGCGACCTCCGAGGCCATCTCGACGGAGGTGCGCCGTGATCTCGCACCGTCGCCGACTCCCGCCCAACGGCCTCGACGCATGCCCCAGCCGCGGCTGCCACGTCTGGCACGTCGCCCACGGCCTGCAACACACCTGCGGCGAAGACCACCCATCCCACCTGCGCAACCAAGGCATAACCCGCATCGGCGAATGCCCCAACTGCGGCGGCCCCGCCCCCGTCCTCAACAACGTCGTCCAAGACCACCCGATCTGGGTGGTCCGCCCCGCCGAAGACGGCCGGTCCCTCGTCGTGCCCTCCGATCAGGACTGCCCCGGAGCCGGAATGCAACCCGAGGCAGGTGCGGCATGAGGACCACCCGCGAGCACACGCCCCACGAACACGCCGCCAAACGGCTGGCCCTCGCCGCCCTCGAACTCGAAGAGGCCGCCAGCCGCTGCCTCGGCAGCCTGCCCGAACGCGACCGCCTCAACACCGCATACGAGCGGTACCGCGAAGCCCGCCTCGTCGAGTTCCGCGCCCGCTTCGACGACGGAGGCCCAGCATGAGCGACCGCCAGTCCCCGCGTCCTGCGCCGCATGGCCGCCCGCGACGAAGCCAACCGCATCCGCGCCAAGGTCACCCCCGCCGACTGGGCCCGCATGACCCACACCCAGAAGAAAGCCCGCCTCGCCAAGGAGGCCCGGTCGTGATGGACATCGACCACGCCATCGCCCTCAACGGTGCGCTCCTGCGCATCCCCATCGACCACGTCCAACCCGGCCCCAATGCCCGCGGCAACCTCGGCGAACTCGGCGACCTCGCCAAGTCCATCCAGGCCCTCGGCCTGCAGAAACCCCTCATCGTCTGCGAGTTGGCCGCCGACCAGTACCAAATCCTCGACGGACACCGCCGCCACACCGCCGCCCGGATGATCGGCCTCACCCACGTCGACGCCGTCCTACGCCGCGACCACGGCCCTGCCGCCCGAATCCAGCAGCAACTCGCCATGCACACCCACGCCCGGGCATTCGACCCCATCGCCGAAGCCAAGGCCCTGCACACCCTGATGTTCGAGCACAACATGACCCGCGAGCAGATCGCCCGCGCCGTCGGCCGCTCACCCATCTGGGTCCGCAACCGGGTCCTACTCGTCCACCTCAACGAGGAAGAGCAGGAACGCGTCGCCAACGGCGAAACGAGCATCGACACCGCCCTGGGGATCCTCGCCGCCCGCCGCGCCGGCTACACCACCCCCAGGGAGCGGAGGAAGGCCACGAAGGCCGCCACCGCCGCGGCCGTCCGGACCGGCAAGCACTGCACCACCTGCCGCTGCCACGTGGTCGGTACCGCATGAACCCCATCGGGATCGCCGTCGCCGCGACCATCGTCGCCCTCGTGTCATCCGGCATCGCCGGACTCACCAGCTGGCGGTGGCACGCCGGACGCCGCACCAACCGGGTCCTGCGCCGCCGCCTCGCCACCTACCGGCACCTCGCCGCCGACACCGGCCGCCTCGAGGAACTGCTCGCCAAGCCCTTCCCCGCGAACGACGACGACCAGGCATAGGGGAACACCGATGAGTACCCGTGATCTGACCCCCGAGGAACTGCGGTACGCCAACCGCGACGTCCTCGCCGACCACCTCGCCAAGGTCCAAGCCGAACGCGCCCAGTTGCAGGCTGAGGTCGACCAGCTGAAGGCCACCCAGAAGTCGGCCGCGCCTCGACTGGAGCGGATCCGCACGGACGACAACCGCTACCGCGTCCTCCGCGAAGGGGTCGGAGCCGGGTCGCTGACCTACGACCCGTACGTCGAGGTGCTCGACGCCAGCTGGCTGAGCGCCCGCGACCCTCGCGTCGGTGTCAGCGCCGCCGGGATCGCCGCGGGCATCCTCGACCAGCACGGCGAAGAAGCCCTCTGGGAGCACCTGGAACTCCTCGCTCACCAGCTGTCCGACCAGGAGGCGGTGGGTGCTCGTGGGTGACTCACAGAGCTACCCGGTCTTCGTCGAGGAGACCGTCGTCCGAATGATCTGGGTCGAGGCCGACAGCCCCGAGGCCGCCGCCAAGAAGTTCTCCGAGTACCCCGGCAGCTACGACTACGGGCGCGGTGGCGGCGACCCCGTCGACGGCTGGGTCACCGGCATCGCTCCGTCCGAGCAGACCAGTCGATACGACTGGGACGCCGTGTACGGCTACACCGGCGCCGCCGACGATCACGACTCGCACGTCGCCATGCACCAACATGTCCAGCTCCAGCAGCGCCGCGCCGAGTGTGCCGCCGACGGCCACCCGCAGCTTGAGGACCGCGGCCACGGGCTGCTCTGGTGCCCGAACTGCACGGACTACATCAAGCCCGCCCCGACCAGCGAAAGAGGCTGACCCGTGCCTAACTCTGACGACCGTCCGCAGTTCCCGTGCATCTGCGACCCGACGGACCTGTTCGACCCGCCGGACCCTCGTCCGCGCGTCGTGCCGGGATGCCCGGCGCATCAGGTTCGGGGCGTCTTCCAGCGGATCATCAATGAGTGGGACGACTCCGTCGAGATGCCCGCGCCGTGCCAGCCGATCGGCTGCGATAACGGCCACCACCTGTCCGGCTGCACGTACGAGATCGCTGACGGCCCGGACTGGGAGAACGGCGACGACGACCCCGCGGACGGCCCAACCTCGCTCGACACCGGGGCTACCCGTCCGCAGCCAGAGACGTCGGGCGGTGACGCCCACTGTGGCGATCGTTCGCTATGCGTGTGCCACGGCTGCGACATCACGGCCGGACACGCTGGAGATCACCGAAGCCGTACCGGGCTGATCTGGCCATCCGCGGTTACCGCGCCGCAGCCCCCGGCGGCGGTGGACCGTGGCTGACTCGCACCCGTGGCAGGAGCGGATCGACCGCCGCTTGTCGGATCTCAACTCCCTCGAACCCGGATGGCTCGACGGACACGGCCGCGCCATCACATCCGCCGCCATCGAGGGGGCCCGCAACCTCCTCTGCTCGCTGGCTGTCGCGTCTCTCGCCATCCCCGAGGTCACGGCCCCAGGCGGCATCGTCCCGACCGAGGACGGCGGAGTCAGCCTCGAATGGCACGTCAAGGGCGGTGCGTGGCTGTCTATCGAGATCACCGCCAATGGACGTATCGAGGCGCAGAGCACCGCGGCCGACGGCCAGCAGGAGGCGCAGTTCGGCTACCTCGACGAGGACACGATGGCTACCGGTTCGAATCACTCGGCGGTGCCCGATGCGTAGGCCGTGCTGTGCCGTCTGCGGCAACCTGATCGAGGGGTTCCGCGGGCGCCTGATCCACGTCAAGGACGACGGCAGCGTGCTGGGCCTGGACCACGACCCCGTGCACAAGCCGGCGGGCGGTGACGTCCGATGACGTCGATCTCCGGCTACACCAGGTGCGACTGCGACTGGTTCGTGCGAGCCACGGGCGATGTGTGCGGCGAATGCGGCCACGACCGCGACCAGCACAACATTGGCTACGGCGATGAGAGCCTGGCCCAGGAGGGCGACGAGCCCGGCTGCTACCTGCCGGACGTCGTCCTGGAGGCCATCGCCGCGCAGGACGGGGTCGCCGCCGAACCAAAGTCCTGCCCCTGCCCCGCCGAGCGGATGAGCTACGGACGGCTCTACGGGGTGGACATGGGCAAGGGCCCGGTCCGGACCGGAACACACCCCGACTGCCCCGAACACGCAGACGACCAGCAGGTCAGAACTACTGCTACGTATGAGCAGGGCGGTGGGCAGCCGTGACGAACACTTTGATCGCCACGCGTGGCCTCCCAGGGTGCGGCAAGACGACCCGGGCTATGCGGTGGGTCGCCGAGTATCCGGCCGGTCGGGCTCGGGTTGGCACCGACCAGATCGCGGACATGCTGCACGACGAAACCGGCGGCGACGAGGACGACGTCAACGCCACCTACGCCGAGCTGCACACCACGGTTGCGCTCCAGGGCGCCATCCGGGCACTCCTGCGGGCCGGGGTGGACGTGGTCTGCGATGACACCAACCTGCTACCCAGCCACATCAACGGGCTTCGCGCCGTAGCGAACGACTGCCGGGCCGACTTCGAGGTCTGGGACATGACGGACGTCGACGTCGAGACGTGCATCGAACGGGACGAGGCGCGCGGGCTCGACGGCGGGCGGATGGTCGGCGGTCGACGCATCCGAGCGATGCGGCGCCGGCACCGCATCGGCACCCAGAAACTGCCCACCACCCGCAACAACCACGTCCGCACCGTGTACGGCCAACGGCAGATCCGCCACCCCCAAGGCCCCTGGATCTGCGGCGAAGGCACACCCCGCGGCGTCTGCGGCCTCAACACCAGCCGACATGTCCTCTGCGAACACGCCACCGCCGCACTTAACCGGATGCCCGTACGGATCCGCGTCACCCACCTACGGCTCTGGCGCGGCCTCTCCCAGCAGGAACTCGGCGACCTCACCGGCCGCACCAAGTCGTGGGTGGAGAAGGTCGAGAGCGGCATCTGCGGCCTCGACAGGGTGTCCGTCCTCGTCCAGCTCGCCGACGCGCTGCGGGTCGACCCGCTGCTCCTGCTCCCGCTGCCCGCCGCCCCATACGGCGCGGCGCAGCGCGCCACGTCCACGACCACCACCGGGAGCACCCGATGACCGCCGTCGCCGAGCAGCCGTTGGTGGTGACCAACCTCTGCCCTTCCTGCCTCAACAAACTCCCCGCCGACTACCCCTACGACCACGTCGCCATCGACCGGGCACTGGCCGGTGGCGGCACCGCACGCGTCGCGTTCGCCGCCATGAGCCGAGACGAGAAGGCCGAAGTGATCCGCGTCGGCCGCGACCACGGCCTCAGCCTCAGGCAGGTCGCCCAACGGGTTCGCCGCAACGCCGCCGACCTGCAATACCTCCTCGACGAGCCCGAGGAACCCACCGCCGATCCGCAGGTTGCCTTCGACGCCAAGGTGGCCGAGCTGTACGCCCTCGGCCACAGCGACGAGATGATCGGCCTCTGCATCGGCGGTAACCGCAAGACCGTGCAGAAGAGCCGTGACCGGCAAGGCCTCCCACCGCTCTACGGCCCCGGCGGCCGTGCCTCCCGGGCGTGGAAAGAACGCGGGATGGCGAATCGATGAACACATGCGCGCACATCTGGCCCGACGAGCTGGAGCCCGATACCCCGTGCACCTCGTGCGGCCTGAACTACGCCGAGTGGTCCCAACAGGAGGCCGAGTGGTCCCACGACGAGAAGGCGGAACAGTGACCGAGATCGTCCACATCGACTCGATGCGCCCCGAAGCCAAGCGGGACGCGTACGGCCGGTACCTGCTGCCGGACCCGCGCACGGGAGTAGAGCAGTCCTGGACCCGGGCGACGACCCTGGCGCACATCCCGACCGACGACTACCAGATCACCCAGTGGAAGCGCCGGATGGTCGCCGAGGGCCTGACCAAACGACCAGAGTTGCTCACAGCGGTCAGCGTGGCCGCCGAGGACCTCGCCATGGCCGACGACTGGCGTGCCGCCAAGGCCGCCAAAGAGCGGATAAACGAACTCTGCGACGACGCGGCGCGCGCTGCCGGAGCGGAGGACGGGTCGAAGCTCGGCACGCTGCTGCACACCATCACTGAGTACGACGACGCCGGCCGCTTCGCCGAAATCGCCGACCAGGTCCCAGCGGTGCTGCTGCTCGACGTCGAGGCGTATCGGCGGTGCATGGACGCTGCCGGCATCCTGCGACCCACCGAGTTCATCGAGCGGATCGTCGTCAACACCACCGTCGAGTCCGGCGGCACCCTGGACCGGCTGCTGCGGCTGGCCGACGGGCGGCTCGTCGTCGGTGACCTGAAGACGCAGAAGACGGTGGACTTCGGCTTCCTCGAGATCGCCATCCAGCTCGCCGAATACGCCTACGCCGACGCGATGCTCGACCCCGACACCGGCGGCCTCGTCCCGCTGCCCGAAGACCTCGACAGGACCGTCGGGATCGTCATGCACCTGCCCGTCGAACAAGGCATCTGCACCCTCTACGAGCTCGACCTCGTCGCCGGGTGGGAGGCCGCCCAAACGGCCTACGACGTCCAGCAGCAACGCAAGGCCTCGAAAGCGATGGGCAGGCCGTTCATCCCGGCCGCCCGGCCCGCTCCGCAGGCCGTCGACACCGGCAACACGACAGTCGACCAGGACCTCTACCTCATTCGCAGCGCCACTCACCCCGACGCACTCGTCGCGCTCTGGCGCGACCTGTCAGCGCGCGGGTGCTGGTCGGAACTGCACACCCAGACCGCTGCCGCCCGCAAGGCGCAGCTGGCGTCCGGCACCTGAATCCAGAACTCCCCACCGCTGTAGGTAGCGGCAGGGGTGCACCACCGACACACCCATCCTCTGACCCAAGGAGAACCCCGATGCCCATCGGCGTCAGCAGTGCCCCGTACGCGAAGTTCGTCAAGCCGGGCGACCGTCATGGCGGAAAGATCGTCGAGTTCCGCGTCGTGCAGACCATCGACTTCGACACCAAGCGCCCCCAGTACCTGCAGCAGAACACCGACGGCAGCTGGGCCCGCGTCTTCACCGCCAACGGCCCCGACGGCAAGCCGAACGACCCGATCTGCCAGTGGGAGATCACCGTCGACACCGGCGTCGAGGACGAGAACGGCGACACCGAGCGCCGGATCTTCGTAGACCCACGCAAGGGACGCAAGCACACCCTGCTGGAAGGCAAGCGGGGCGGCGACGCGGTGGCCACCGCGCTGAAGAAGGCCAAGGCCCACCGGGTCGGCCTGGAGATCGGCGGCACCTTCTACCTGATCTCCGGTGAGAAGGTCCGCGACGGCAGCGGTCCGGCGACCAACACCTGGTCGGCGGAGTACGAACCCCCCGCCGGTGGGGCCGGAACCGGGAAGGCCGTCGACGAGGTGCCCTGGCTCACCGACGGCACCCGCTACGACAAGGCCGCCCTGCTGGAGAAGTGGGAGGCGAGCCGGACTACGGGTGGCGCAGCACAGCAGCCCGCCCAGCCGTACGACCTCAGCCAGCACGCAGCGCAGGCCGCCGTCGACCCGGACCTGGCCGCGCGCCAGCAGGAGGCCCGCGACCGCATCCAGCGGGCCCAGGCGTCCAGCCCGGCCGCCAAAGCCCTCGGCATCAGCCGGCCGGCTTACGACGAAGAGCCGCCCTTCTAGGACCGACGCACACCAGAGGTCCACCAGTAACCGGGGCGGGCTGGGTTCTTCCCCGACCCAGCCCGCCCCTCCACCAGAAAGCGGGACCGTTGATGACGAGCTGGTCGGAGCTTCCTCTCACCGAGGAGCACGCGGCTTACCTCCGCGACAAGGCCGGCATCTCGCCGGAGGTCGCGGAGGCCGCGGGCATCCGATCCGCGCGCACCGTCGAGGAGCTCCCCGAGCACGCGCAGTCCTGGGGTGAACCCGCCGTGCCAGCGATCATCTTCCCCTGGCGCTCGCCGACCGGCGAGGTCGTCGACCAGGTTCGGCCGGACGTCCCGATCGAGTACAAGCGTGAGCTGCACAAATACCTCTGGCCGCGCGGGACCAGCTCGATGCTCAACACCGCCAGAGCCGACGCCGACGCCGAGACGATTCTGATCGTGGAGGGCACCAAGCAGAGCTTCTGCGCCGCGAGCTGGGCCCCGGAGGGCACGGCCGTCTACGGGGTCGGCGGCTGCCGGAACTGGTCGAGCGACGGGATCCCGCTGACCGACCTCGATGTCTGCGAAGACAAGAAAGTCGTGATCGCGCTCGACGCCGACTCGGCCACCAACCTGGACGTCTACACCGCAGGACTCGCGATCGGTCAGGCCGTGCTGGCCGAGGGCGCCATCTCCGTCTCGTACCTCCGGCTGCCTTCGGGTGGAACGTCAGGCCTCGACGACGTCCTGGCCAGGCGCGACGCCGACAAGCGGACCGCCTACCTCGCGAGGCTGATCCAGCGGGCGAAGACCAAGCCGGCTGACGTGAAGCCGAAGGCCAAGAAGGTGTCCCGAAGCTCGGCCGCCGCGGTCACCGCCATCCCCGACCGGGGAATGATCTACGTCGACGGTGACCGGCTGGAAGTCATCAACGACATCACCCGTGTCCTGCTGGAGCGGTGGAACGCCCGCCGCCTGTTCAACCACGGCGAAGTGATCAGTCAGCTCACCCCCAGCCAACGCCTCGGCCAAGCCGTCCTCGACATGAAGCCGCTCACCAAGGGTGTGTTCCTCGACCTGCTGCAGGAGACGACCGCGACCGTCCGGAGGGCAGGAGACGACGGCGACCAGGTCGTGTACTGCTGGCCGGACGCACAGAGCATCGACTCGGTGATGAGCCGCACCAGCCGCTTCGCCCCGCTGGACCGCGTCGCCCGCACCCCGTTCGTCCGCAAGGACGGATCCATCTGCCAGGTCAACGGGTACGACGAGGACAGCCGGACGATGGTCGTGATGGACGAGGCCATGACCGGCATCGACGTCCCCGACAACCCGACAGCCGAAGAACTGTCGTCAGCCGTCAAGCTCATCACCGACGACTGGCTGGTCGACCTGCTCGCGATCATGCCGACCAGGGCCGACAAGACCAACGCCCTCGCGATGATTCTCACCCCGTTCGTTCGCGGCCTCATGGACGTCGTCCCGCTCGCCGTCGTCGACGGCCTGCAGATGGGTGTCGGCAAGAACCTGCTCGCCGACATGCTCGCCATCACCGCCACCGGCGAGAAGCTGGAGCCGCTGCCGTGGAGCCAGGACGACGAGGAGACCCGGAAGGTCATCACCTCCACGTTCCGGGGCGGCGCTGACGTCTTCGTCTTCGACGAGGCCCACGTCATCCAAGGGGCCGCGCTCGCCCGGGCGCTCACATCGTCGACCTGGCGGGACCGGCAACTCGGCGTCAGCCAGATGCTCGGCTTCCCCAACCAGGTCACCTGGGTGGCGCTCGGCAACCAGGTCCGGGTCGAAGGCGACATCACCCGCCGCGTCTACCAGATCGCCCTCAAGCCAACGGCACCCGATCCGCAGAACCGTGCGGCATCGTCCTTCCGGCACCCGGACCTTCGGGGGTGGACCACCGAGCACCGGCCGGAACTGGTCGCGGCACTGCTGACGATCATTCGGGCCTGGTTCGCCGCCGGCCAGCCGGCAGCGCCCAAGGAGGTCAGCTTCGGCTCCTTCGAGAAGTGGGAGCGCATCGTCGGCGGGATCCTCGCCCACGCCGGGCTCGGCGACTTCCTCGGCAACATGGCCAAGTGGAGGTCGGAGTCCAGCTTCGAGACCGGCTACTGGAACGCCCACATCGCATGGCTGCTGCGGACCTTCGGTCACGCCGTCGAGTTCACCTGCGCCCAGGCGCGCACCGCGATGGTCGGCGACCCGCACTCCGAGGCGCCCCCGGGGCTGACGGACCTGACGGAGGACCCGCGGGCCTACAACCGCCGGCTGGGTCAGGCGTATGCGGGCAAGGCGGACCGGTACTTCGACGGCATCAAGCTCGTCAAGGCGGAGGGGGGTAAGCACGGCCACGTCTCCGCCTGGATGGTCATTGAACCTTCGGACAGTGACGGACCGATTGCAGAAAGTGCTACACCCCCCAGTGAAGGGGGGTCGGGGGGGAACGGGGGGAACGCCACCACCTACGTACATGCGGAAAAAAATGTATTTACGGGAGACGCGTCACCGCGTGATTACACACCTGCGGAACACGCGTGTTTTCCACGTGAGGGAGACGGGGGTGGGTTTCCCCCCGTTCCCCCCGTTCCCCTGCCGACTTCGGCCGTTTTACCCCAGAAACCGCCTTCTGCGGCCGATTCCGGAGCGCTGTTCGACCCCCCAACCCCCGGACCGGTCGCCTACACCCGCATCGACCTCGACACCCTGGAGGCCTTTGGTGCCGACACCCTCCCCGAAGGAGTCCTGGCACTCGACGTCGAGACATCTTCCGAGGCAGAGATGTTCCGGCAGGGTCCCGAGTTCGTCCGGCTCGCTGGCTACCAGACCGGGAACCTGATCACCGTCACCGCCGACGCGGCGGAACTCGCCGAACAGGTCCAGCACGCGCGGCTGGTCGTCGGGCACAACCTGATGGCCTTCGACCTCGTGGCCCTGGCCCGACATCACGGGGTGGACCTGATCGCCCTCGCTGCCGAGGGCCGCGTCTTCGACACCAAGCTCGCCGCGATCCTCAACGACCCGCCGTCACCCGGCTCCGGCCAGTCGCAGATCCAGCGCGACTACAGCCTCGACAACCTCGGCGCCCGACTGCTCGATACCACCAAGACCGGCGACCTGAAGGCCCTGGCCCAGGAGTTCGGCGGCTTCGACAAGATCCCCACCGACGACGAACGCTACGTGCGGTACCTCATCGGCGACGTCGACCTCACCTCCCGGCTCGCCGGAAAGCTGAGGACGTCGGCCTACGTGAAGCGCGAACACCGGGTGGCGGCCATCGCGGCGCAGATCCGGATGAACGGCTTCCGGGTCGACGTCCCCGAACTCACCCGACGGGTTGAGGCCAACCGGGCCGCGCGCGCACGCCACCTGGCCACCTTGACCGAGAAGTACGGGCTGCCCAGCACCAAGGCGGACGGGAAGGTCAGTAAGAGCCCGCACGCCACCAAGGAGGGCAAGGCGGCGATCGTTCAGGCGTTCGCCGACCTGGGCGTCGAGCTCCCCACCACCGCGAACGGCCAGCCGAGCTTCGGCAAGGGGGCGCTCGGCAAGGTCGTCGAGCAGTACGCCGACGATGAAGCGGTTCTGGCCCTGGTCGACACGGTCAGCTCGCTGAACGGCGTCCGCACGGTCTTCGAGACCGTGCAGCAGTACCTCGTCGGCGACCGGGTCCACCCGGAGATCGGCATGTTCCAGGCGAGCGGCCGCTGGTCGACGACCAAGCCGGGCCTCACGGTCATGGGCAAGCGCGGCGGGAAGTACACCGAGCGGGAGGTGTTCCTTCCGGAGCCGGGTCACGTCATCATCTCGGCCGACCTCAGCCAGGTCGACGCCCGGGCGATCGCGGCACTCAGCCAGGACGAGGCCTACCTGGCGATGTTCGTCGGCGACCTCGACCTGCACAAGGAGGTCGCAACCCGCGTCTGGGGCGACCCCAGCCGCCGCGAGGACGCGAAGGCCCTCGGCCACGGCTGGAACTACGGCATGGGTATCGCAGGCCTGTCCCGCAACGCCAAGGTCACCGAGGACGTCGCCCGTGAGTTCGACCGCGGGATGCGCGAGCAGTTCCCCACGCTGGTCTCGTGGCGCGACGGCATCCGTCGGGCGGCCGAGCAGGGCGAACTGCTGGACAACGGATTCGGCCGGCTGATGCGCTGCGATCCGGACCGGAGCTGGACGCAGGCCCCGGCGCTCATGGGTCAGGGCTGTGCGCGTGACCTGATGATGGAGGGCTTGCTCCGGCTGCCCATCGAGACTCTGCCGATGGTCCGCGCGGTCGTGCACGACGAGGTCGTGCTGAGTGTGCCGCTCGACGTGGTCGACGACGTCGAGGCCATGGTCCTCGACGCCCTGAGTTTCGCCTGGGCGCCGAATGGCGCCGAGAAGACCGTCCAGATCGAAGCCGGCCTCGGCGAATGCCGCGGCACTAACTGGGGGAGCGTGTACGCCAAGTGAAGCCCACCACCGTTTGGGCCATCCAGCCCAACCCCGTCCCGGCGCCGCACACCCACATCGGACCCGACGGGCCGGTGCGCGCCCACCGGTGGCAGGGGCACATGTACGGCGGCGCCCGCCTGTTCCTCGACTCCGCCGGCCCCGTCGCGTACTGGCTCGAGCAGAACCGGCTCGCCGTCGACCTCGAGCACGGGCCCGTCCAGCGCGCCCACCCCGGCGACTGGCTCGTCTGGGTCGGCGCCGAACTGACCGTCGTGCCGTCCGCCGACTTCACCGCCGACTACCGCCCAGCACAGGAGGCAAAGCGATGACCAACCCGCAGAAGGCCAAGGGCTCCGGTGCCGAGCGCGCCGTTGTCGAGTTCCTCCGCGCCAACGGCTTCCCGCACGCCGAGCGGCGCCTGGCCGGGTCGTCGAAGGACCGGGGTGACATCGCTGGTGTCCCGGCCGTGGTGATCGAGGTGAAGAACTGCGAGCGGACGAATCTGGCCGCCTGGTTGGCCGAGGCTGCCTTGGAGCAGGCCAACGACCGGGCCGACTACGGCGTGGTGTGGCACAAGCGCCGCGGCCGCTCCGACGCCGGGCAGTGGTACGCCACCCTGCCGGCCGCTCAGCTCGTCCAGTTGTTGCGGGCTGCTGGCTACGGGCAGCCGCTTTCGGCCCCAGCGTCCACGGAGAGCCAAGATCCTGCCCCGTTCGAGGGCGAGTCCACCCCGAACGGTCTGGCGGCCTCTGAGCGCCCCACATCGGCCGCCGCGTTCGCCACGACAGGAGGCATCTGATGGCACAGCGCATCCAGCTCCGACGCACGAAGGGCTGGCGCAAGCCGGACGGCGTGGCGGTCGTCAGCCGCCCGACGAAGTTCGGAAACCCGTTCCCCGCCAGCTACTTCGGGCCACAGGAAGCTGTCCGGCTCTACCGCGAATGGCTCGCCGGCGTTGACCACCTCGGCTACACCAACGCGTCCGAGATGCGCCGGAGGGTGCTCGACGGCGTAGTCGAATTGGCGACCCGGGACCTGGCCTGCTGGTGCCCGCTCGACCAGCCGTGCCACGCCGACGTGCTGCTCGAGCTCGCGAACCGGGAGTCCTGATGCCGAGCACGGAGCACACCCGCCAGGTCCGGGTCACCAGCAGCGGCCCGCCCACCCTCGACGAGCTGGAGCGGCTCTGCGCCGACGCCCGCCGCGCCCACATCCCCGGTGACACCGTGGCGTGCCTCGGTGGTGTGCCCGGTGCCGGGGCGGTGGTGACGTTCACCCACGACTGGGGCGACCCGACCCGGCCGACGTCGCTGGCCGACGTGCCGCCGGTGTCGGACGCGCACTGGCTCGCCGACGTCCCCACCGAGCGGTTCCCGGTCCCGACCCGCCTGCACCAGGAGGCCCGACGGTGAGCAGCGTGCGTAGGCGCCGACGCGCGGTCGTCCCCGGCGGAACCTTCGCCGCCGCCTACTTCCGGGGTGCGATGCGCATAGTTGGCAGGCGCCTGGTGATCCGCCGCCTGGTGTCTACGGATATCGGTGCATCGTCATCGACCGGCGGGCAGGCGACCTGATGGCGCTGGTCATGGTGCCGCTGGACCAGTGGACGTGGCTGATCGAAGGCCACCTCGAGGTGTTCGTCCGCGGCGACCCGCTCGCCGACGCCGACTACCGCACCCGGTGGGAGGTCAACCTCGACCCGCTGCACATCCGCTGCCTGTCGCCCATCCCCGCCGGGGTGTGGGTCCGTGGTCCCGCCGCACCGGCCGAGGTGGAGCCGTACGAGGACGACCGGGAGATCCGTCGCATCGACACGGAGCAGTTCCGGGCGTACGTCGACGAGCCCTCCACCGGCGAGTTCCGCGTGCCCGATGTCGTGTCCGACCACGTACGCCGTATCAGCGCCGACCAGATCCGCAGAGCACGAGAGGAGTACTCCGGTGACCACCACTTGGACCGGTAAGTGCGGCAGTAGCAGCTGTATCGAGGTCGCCCCCGCCCCCGACGGCGGTGTCCTGATCCGATCAGCGTCGACCCTGCCCGGCGAGGAGGTGCACGCGACCGCCGCCGAGTGGTGGCAGCACCTCGACGCGGTGAAGGCGGGCGCGCTGGACGACGTGGTGGCCAGGCCGGTGTCGTCGTGATCCGGGTGGCGCGCGCCGACCAGGGTCACGTCGTCATCTACCGGGACGGCTGCGACAACACCTTGACCGTTCCTGATCACATCTGGCAGCAGTTCCACAACGCCGTGATGGCCGGTCAGTACTCCCAGCTGCTGTATCCCCGGCATCAGCCGGCCCACCATCGAGAGAGGTACGACGCCTGATGTGGGACTGCCGCGCCAAGGTGACCCGCCCGTACGACGGCGACAGTTTCTGGGTTTTGGCCGACACCATGTTCGGTCAGCGGTACGAGCCTGAGCTGCGCCTGCTCGACGTGTACGCCCCCGAGGTCGGCGACCCGGGCGACCGTGAGTCGGGCCGTGGACTACGACGACTACGACGAGGTGGTCGTCGAACGCATCATGACCGGCGCACGGATCGGATGCCCGATCGCGGCAGCTGACGCAGCCGAAGCGGTCCGACGGCTGGTCCGGGACGGTTACCACGACGGGCAGATCGCGCTGAAGCTGGGCTTCAATCGCAGATCCGTTCTTCGGATTCGCCGACGGCTCGGCATCCCGGCGACTCTGCCTATCGGCGGGAACCAGTACACCTGCGTCCAGAGCGCTCCATCCCGCCCTCGGATCTTGCATTGAGCGCCCTGGTCAGGGTGTGTGCGGCGTTCACCCGCAGGGCGACCCGGGCGTACGTGCGAGACACCGGCCTGCTGCGCGCCGTGGACCGGTGGCAGCTGATCCGCCACGACAACTACGAGCTGTGCCTCATCCGCCACCAGAGGAGCCCGAAGTGAGCCACCCGACCAGCACCGCCGATCGGGTCCAGAAGCGGGAGCTGATCCTCCGCCTCGCCGTGGACAGAGCTCGCCGCGAAGCCAGATCGATCGGCCGATCGATCCGGTGCGGCCAGTACGACAACCATGCCCCTGCCGGCTGCCAGGGAGAGCCAGCCAACTGTCTGTGCGAGTGCCACGACCCTGCCTGACCTAGCTGACCAACCTGACCGCACGAGGAGTGACCCGTGACCGAGCCGGCCCGCAGCTGCGTCTGCTGCACCCGACCCATGACCGACCCTGGTTACGCCTGCCTCAACTGCGAGACCCGCATCGACCGGACCCTCGCCGACATTCCCGACCTGTACGCCCTGCTGCCCGCCGTCCTCACCCCGCAGCAGACCGTCGGCCCGAAGGTGTCCGGCAGCCGCGAACGCCCCATCCCGATCAACGTGGACGTGCACGACCTCGTCGCACCGGCCCGCAATGGGCACCTCACCGAGCAGGCCCGGCACAACCTGATGGACCACGGCGACGGCCAGGCCGCCATCGCCGCGACCCTCGACTCGTGGGTGCAGGACTGGCGGGAGACACGCAACAAGGGCGAGGGACGGCCGGCCCCGTACGTGCCGAACCTGGTGGCGTGGTTGCGGCCCCGGTTGGAGTGGGCGTGCCGGTATCACCCCGCCGTCGACGAGTTCGCCCGGGAGATGACCGCCATCACCGGGCAGATGCGTCGCCACCTGCGCCTCGCCCGCTACACCCAGCGCCTCGCCGCACCGTGCCCGTCGTGCGATCTGGTGGCGCTGCACCGGCAGGTCGACCCGGTCACCGGCGCCGATGACTGGATCTCCTGCGGTGGGTGTGGGCGGATGTGGTCGGAGCAGGAGTATGCGCGCCTCGCCGTCGTCCTCATCGCCGAGACCAGCACCGACGTGCACAGCGAGGCGTCTTGACCGATGAACAAACCGCCTTTACCGTTGCGCGTGGATGACCCTGTCCACCTGAGCCCCGGAGCCGTGATGGCCCGGGGCTTCGTCGTGTACCCGGGAGGCGACGTGGACCTTAACGCCCGCCTCACCGTCACCCAGGCCGCACTACTCGCCCGCGTGAGCAAGCAGCTCGTGAACTGGTGGCGCACCTCGGGGCGCCTGGCCGGGGAGCTGCGCGCAGGGGTGTGGACGTTCAGGGCTGGTGATGTGCTCGAGGTGGAGCGCGCCACACGGAACTCACCACAGTCCCGACGTGCGGCCTGATGACCAGGGACATGGTCATCGGCTTGGCCATCGGCACGCTGCTCGCAGCGATGGTGTCCGTGTGCACCATCGCCTACCTGTTCCGCTGACGTGCGCATCCCGGGCAGATACCTGCGCCCCTTCCACGCCGCGGCGACCATCGTGTGGTTCCTGCTGATCCTGCCCTCGGTGTTGTGGTGGAAGGACTCCATCCTGTGGGTCATCATCCTCAGCGTGTGGGCTAACGCCGCCTCGCACTTCGGAGCGTGGCAAGGCGCACGAGCAGAGGACGCAGCCAGCGATGGGTAGGCGCGCGCTCAAGGTGTGCCCGTGCACGGGGTGCCCCGCACATCCGAAGAGCTGCCCCGAACTGGTGGAGCAGGGTAGGTGCCAGGCCTGCGGTGCCGAGGTTGAGCGGCGACGAGGCACGAGGCAGCAGCGAGGCTACGACCGTGAGCATGAGCGCATCCGTGCCGCTCTGTTGCGCAACCTCAAGCCCGGCACGCCTTGCCCTCGATGCCAGCAACCTATGACCCGTGATCAGGCACTCGATGCCGGTCACAGCGTCGACCTCCGCACCGACCCGAACGCTCGTGCCGATCGACTCGAACACGCCGGTTGCAACCGGGCGTGGCGACGCGGCCTGACGTCACAGCACCGGATCAATCCGGAAGGCAGGACACCCAGATGATTGGCACACCCACTGAGATCGTGGTCGCCGCAGACAGTGCAAGGTCCAAGCCGAGCGCGAAGGTCGAAGCGCTGGCTCATGAGCAGGCGTCGTCTTCGGGTGTCGTGCTGGGCGAGTATCTCGGCACAGGCGAGTATCTCGGCATGAGCCTCTACCGATGGGCCGCCACTCACTTTGAGTGACGAGGGTGGGGGGATGACCCCTGATCATGGACCCCACCAGGAC